TACGACTTTGTACAACGATGGAAAAGGTTTAAAAATATAGTTCACAACTGACAAAATATGAAACAAAGTAATAAACCGGGCTTCAGCCCACAAACTAAAAGAATATGACATTAGTAATTATTTCATTCCTTATTATCGCTGCTTATACAGCAGCGGTATGTATAAAGGCGAAAGGTATACCGTACTCAATTAGTGCGACGTATTACACCCTTGATCATAAATTGATCTTTGGTGCTTCAATGTGTCTAACAGCGATGTTCCTGTTCCCGGTCGTTTGGGAACTGAGCACGACCTTCACTATGCGGTTGCTGGCGATCGCAGCCTGTATCGGTTTGATCGGTGTCGGTCTGGCTCCCGATTTTAAGGATGCCTGGGTAAATAAAATTCATTGCGGATCGGCGGCGTTGACCTTAATCTCTTCGCAATTATGGGTTGGCTGTACGTCTTATTGGTGGGTGCTTATCCCGGTGTGGCTGGCTTTTATCGTTTACACGGTGATTAGTATGGGTAAACACGTAACCGGTAGTATTTGGCAAGACTTTGTGTCAACAAAGCCTATGTTTTGGTGTGAGATTGCGGCGTTGGCGGCTACCTATATCGTGATTATGTTTTGGTTACTTTAAAAAAATCCGCCTCCGAGCTATCACAGACCGGAGGTGGGTATTTGTAGAATATTTAATTAGATAATATCTCGTAAGCCCTTGGTATTATATAATCTAAGTTTTGTTTCGCTGTTAAAAAATATATAACTTCGTCTGTGTCATCTGTATACGTATACTCCTGATCTTTGAGTAATCGTAATAAATGATTGGCAACTTTATTTAGGTTTGGAATATATTCGTAATCAATATTTGGACCTCTACTTGAATATGTAATATCGGCAGCCATTGCATTGTCTTGCTTTGATCTAATTAGTTTTTCCCAAATATGAGAACCTCCATTTGATTGGGTACTTGTGGTCAGATCAGCAAAGACATTTATATTATCAATACTTTTAAAATAATCAGGGCGGCTATTACTTAAAATGGATTGAGTTTCCCATTCTAAATCAATCGCCTTTTTATTTAATTTTTCTTCAATGCAGTATCCCCATGCTCTGGGGGTTTTAGTTGCTATATAATATTCTTGATGTGGAGTATGGTCCATATCTTCATTTTGTAAGTCTTCTTCTGCTTCCTGAATGGCTTCAGGTAGTTTTTTGGTCTAACTCGTTAAAACTATCCATAATGGTTCTGTTTGATTTTGGATCATATGGGTCGAGTGCTGGTTCAACTTGGCGCTGAATTATTTTTTTTAGTTGTGCCTGTTTTATTGATTGTGTTCTATTATCAATAAAACTATTTAACAGTGTATTTTTTTTCTGATTAATACATCTTTCTGTAGGAAAAGGTTTGTTTTTTCTTTGATAAGCTTCCATGGAAATTAAATTAAAAGTTGAAGTACAAATATACAAAATTATATATTAAAACACGACAATCGGTAAAATGTCATATATCCGGTTGCCGTGTTTTTTATTGCCTAAAAATAAGTAGGTTATTTAGCAGTATGGAAATAAAGCGCGGAAATACAGTAGTTTGTGACGTTTACCTGAAGGACAACAGTTATACGGTCGAGGAAATAATGGGGGAGGACACTCTTACCTTGAATTTCCTTTCCCGTAACGTTGTAGAGCTTCAGATCAATGACTATATAGACTTTGAAGGAACGAAATACAAAATACGGCATAATGAGAAAGTAACCAAGCGGGAAACGTCTCTCGGCTGGGAATATACCGTGATGTTCTATTCATCGAGGTACGACCTTCTGGATGTTGAGTTTTTCCTTCATGGTGCACCGGAACGAAAGAAGAACTTTGACTACTATACCGGAACCGCGCGTGATTGGCTGGAATTGTTCGTGAAGAACATGAACCGGGGCGAATCTGGCTGGGTGGCCGGCTCATGTATCGAATCCCGGATGATCACCCTTTCTTTCAAGGACAAGAAGGTGGGTACAGTGCTTGACGAACTTATCAAGGAACTGGATAGTGAGTACTGGATATCCGGCCAGACAATGAACATCGGCAGGAGGGAGTATTCCAGCAACGGCCTTGTCTTAGCGCAGGGCGAGGGCATGGGCTTTACCGAACTGGAAGTTTCGGCAGTAGATGATACGCCACCTATCACAGTATTGTATCCTTACGGATCAGACAAGAACCTCGGTCCCGATTACGGGGCTGATTATCTTCTTTTGCCCGGCGGCCAGCTCTCTATCGAGAAGAATGTAGATAAGTACGGCCGAATAGAGAAGTCTATGCAATTCGATCACATCTTCCCGAAAGGCGAGTTTACTGTTACAGAGAAGATCGACGATTACACTCTCAAGTCAAATATAGATTTCAACATTACTGGCTGCCTTCTGGATGGTGTGGAAGTGATCGTTACCTTTCAGGACGGCGGTTTGGCAGGTTATGACCTGGCTATTGTAGAAGATAGCTGGGACAACGACTTGAAGCAATTCAAACTGAAGGTAAACGATCAGGAGAACGCCCTTAAGGTTCCCGGAGACGTCAATTTCTCTGTAGGGGATAAGTTTATCCTTACTGGGTTGAAGATGCCGCAAAGCTATATAGATAAAGCCTCGCAGCAGCTCTTAGAAGAGTCGCAGACATGGCTCGACGAGCATTGCGATAAACGCATCCAGCTTCGAGGCAAGTGCGAAGAGAAAACATTCCGCCTGCAGAACATCTTTGTCGCCTGCGGCCAGATGGTCGGCGTGTATTCCGAGCAACTGAAGATTGACCGGGAGATTCGTGTTACCAAGGTGAAACGCTACATCGAGAAAGACGGTATACCCTCATTCAGATACGAACTGACCTTATCCGATTTCCTCGAATCAAATGGTTTCAAGGACCTGGTAGACGACGTGAATAAAGTTCCGAAAGAAATAGAGGATAAAGTAAAACCTGTCCGTGAGCATTCTAAGCGATCCTGGAAAGATGTCATGGAAACCCTCGGTATGATGTTCGATCCGGAAGGGGACTATTTCACAGAACTTATTAAACCTCTTGCCATTCATACGGCACAGCTAATCGTTGGTACTAATTCTCAGCAGATGGACTTGGTAGGAGTAAAGTTTATTCCGAATGCAGACAATGACGCCAACTATTTCAGAAACACGGCTGGTAAGTTGGTACACTTTACGATTAGCGATACTGTCCGCGAGTGGACTATCCCAGCGGCATCCTACCGGCTGAATAATTCGCTTGCCTATTACGTCTATGCCAAATGCCCGAAGGATGGGAGCAACGGATCTATTTATATAACCGACCGTCAGATAAAATTAGAAGATGAAACCGGGTACTACCATTTCTGGGTAGGGGTGTTGAATACTCCGGAAGACGGCGTACGTTCCTGGCTTCCCAATTATGGCTATACCGAGGTCGCCGGGCAGACAATTACGACGGGATTGATTAAGGATAAGTTGGCCCGGTTGATTATTGATCTGGTGAATGCAAGAATAATAGCCACCAATGGTGCAACGATTGAAGGAGTGATAAAATTCCTTTCCGGATCATCCGGGTTATATAATATGTCCGAATGGCCGTCTGTCAATGGCGATATTGAAGATGCTTACGGAATGGGCTATAATGCCTTCCAGAAGGCTGGTACTGCCTACGATAAAGCAACAGCCGCCGAAAAAGCTGCGGCAGATAAAGCGGCTGAAGCAGAGAGAACAGTAAAGAATAACCTTGCGTATCAGCTTGGATTTAAGGATTACGCCGCTATGGTTGCTGCCGGCCGGCTATCGAGCGTACTTATCGACGGAGGTGTGATATCGGCTGCCGTCGTTGATGCTGCGGCAATTGTTACAAAAGCTTTCAGTGCGGAGATGATAACAACAGGTAACCTTACCGTCACCGATGGAGCAAAAGTAGCCGATTTTAATGTAAAGTTAGGTAGCCTTAAATATGTGGGTGACGCCTACTCTAATACAGCTAAACTTTATATCGGAAATGTAGATAGTGGTAATCCGAATACCGGCGGTGCGCGAATAACTGCATTAGGTATTGATACCCCATATACGGTGTCAAATGCCAAAGTTCAGACGGCACATATCAAGAATATGTTCATCGATAACGTCTCAACATCCGATAAAAAAACGTCAATGCTGATAAAGACAGACTACGGAATAAAGAATACGGCTTTAGCAGTGTTTGGCAACGTTGCTGTGACAGGTAATGTAACTGGCTTAGGTATCCCAATAGGCAATATACCTAATGCCGATACTGGATATGATCATAATTGTAGCCTTGTTAATGCAGGAACATATACGCTTCCCACCGGCGAATCAATCAAGGATTGGTTTGGCGATAATCCTAATTCATGGAAAGCCTATTGCGGTAATAAAGGAGGAATGGACGCGCAAGACTATGACTTATACATCGCCTGCGCATATTGGGCAACCGGTTCTGCTATAATAAACGGAAATACAAACGGTAATAGCGACTACTCTCTTCTATCAGGAACTCCGCTATATGGAATTAACGTGGTTAGAAGCGGGGCTGGATATGTTGAATTGAAACCAGGCCAAACCGGACACTTTAAAAAGATTGGTCGTACTTGGTATTGTTTGGGAATTAATTAATTATGGTACTAATAGTAAATAGAACAACAGGCAGGATAATCAATGATTATCTCCTGAAGAGAGGGGAGTTGAGATGTGAGCAAATGTTCGACACCTGGAGGCGCACGGATGGTTACGTCGTTTATCCGAATGATTGCTATCTGGCTCTGAAATGGGATGATGAATACGATTTTGGTTCCGATGAAGAACTGCTCGGGCACACGAACGTGTATTACTACATCGACAAGCAGATCGTGTTAAAACGAATCGTCGAACCCGAATACGTTCGCCAGCAAATCGGTTGGCTGGAAGATGAGCTTAAGACGACCGATTACAAGGTTATTAAAGCCTATGAGGCAAGCCTAATCGGTGGGGCTGTTCCTTATGACTTCAACCAGGTTCATGCCGAACGGCAGGCGATACGTGATAAAATCAATAAGTTGGAAGGTCTATTAAATAGGGAGGAGGTAAAAGGTGAATATTGAATTGACAGACATACTGACAATTATCGGGACGTTGGGTGGGTTCGAGGCAATAAAATGGGGTATAAACTTTTATGCAAACCGAAAAACAAATGCACGTATCGAAGATGCTCACGCGGATGCAGAAGAGTTCAAGGCTTTAAGGGAGTACAATGAGTTTCTGCAAAAACAGTTATCCGAAAAGGAGGAACGATTCGTTGAACAGACTGGCAGGCTTCGGCAGGTGCAAGATGAGTTATTTACTCTGAAAGAAAGCTATTCGGATGTAAAGTTGGAACTTGCCCTGAAGAGGTGTGAAAAGAAAAAGTGCGGTGATCGTGAACCGCAAAACGGATATTAATAATATAAGGAGGACAAGGAATGAAAATCAGTGAGAATTTTGAATTGAAAGAGTTTACCCGCAGCGATACTGCTATGCGAAAAGAAATAGCGAACGATCCCGGCGTGCAGGAGGTGAAAGCGATCGAGAACCTGGTCGTAAACCTGTTGCAACCGCTCCGGGAAAAATACGGGAAAAGAATGGTCATTAACAGTGGCTACCGGTGTCCGGAGCTGAATAAAGCTGTCGGCGGTGTACCAACCAGCCAGCACACGAAGGGGGAGGCTGCCGATGTCGCCTGTGAGCACCCGGCGTATCTGGTCGAATGCCTTCGACGGTCGGGGCTTGACTTCGATCAGTGCATCCAGTACAGTACTTTCGTACATCTGTCACTGAAACTCTCCGGACAGAACCGGAAGCAATATTTGAAAGGGAAGTACTAATGAAGGGGTGGCACGTCATAATACTTTGTGTCCTTTGTTCTTGTGGAACTTCAAAGCGATCCACAGAGGCAGAGAGATACCGACAGTCCAAAATTGAGCTTTCAGATAGCCTTTTCTGGCGGGACAAGCTCGAGCGGACAGAATTACGTATGTCGGAAGAGATGTTGAACGCCAAACTTATCATTACTGAATGGTCTCAGCCGGATAGCATCGGCAGGCAATATCCGACTAAAACTACCGAGATAGATATGAGCAGGCAGAAAAATGAATCGGATAGTACAATGGTGCAATCAGGATCGAATGCTATTCAAGTCAAAAAACAAGATATAACTATTCAGGAATCCGAAACAGTAAAAGAGGATGTCAAAAAAGATTCTCGGTTTGTTCCCGTATGGGTGTGGTGGGTATTGGCTTTAGGATGTGCTGTAGCCGTTTTGCTTGCTTGGATGGCTAAAAAACGAAAGTAGTTTCTTTTTGTTTCATAGAAAGTTAATAATGTAGCCGCTCTGCCTGTGATAGGTGGGGCGGTTTTTTTTATTATATTTGCAGTGTAAAAATGTTTAACCTACTAATATTAGGAACTATGTCGCAAAATAGAAAGAAGGTTACGAAGGATTTATTTCCATTTATTTTAGAAGAAGCGATTGAATTTCACCTGAAACGTAGAGTAAGAAAAACAGCTGTTGAAAATTTAGTAAAGCTTGGAATGAATGAGACAACAGCCTCTCGCTATATAAGTTCATTAAGTAATATGTTGATTGGAAAATGCTATGAATCAACAATGAGTATTTCGGCAACGGAGTATTTTTTAGATAGAATATTTATAGATTTTGGTGAGGATAAATTGTCGTGGGCTTTATATGCATTACAGCAACATTTGGTGTATTATGAAAGTCTCAGGGATTTTAAAAGGAAAGGTTTTTGGAAACTTGTTAGGAAATATAAGACGAGGATCAAAGAACAAGAAATTGATAACGATTTAGAACAGGCTATTCTTGATAATTTTGTTGCAGAAGATGGACGTCAGAGAGTGATTCAAGAATTAAAGGAGTTGAAAGTTTCAGACCCAGTATCTGTGACTATTAATGCAACAACTTATAAAAGGGATAATAAAACTATATCTCAATTAAAATATTTGCGAGGCTATCGTTGTCAAATGTGTAAAATTCAGATACCTAAAGCGGATGGTGGTTTCTATATAGAAGGGGCACACATTGATCCTAAAAAAAATAGAGGAAATGAACTTCCTAATAATATACTCATCTTATGTCCTAATCATCATAAAGAGTTTGATTACGGTAAGCCTGAAATAATTAGTAGAGATGATGAACATTTCAAATTTAAATTAAATGGTGAAGTTTATGATATTTCTCTCAAATTGGAATAGTTGAGACTGTGAGTTTGCAACGAAGACAATTTAAGGAAACGAATTATTTTTTCATAGTTAAGGTTTTGAGCGCCTGGGTAGTGATATTCTGGCGCTCTTTTTTATATTTCTCTTCTTCAAAATACACAATGTCTCAAATAATTCCCTACATTTGGGAATCCTTAAAAAAGCAATAATTATGACAGAAGATTCTACACCTTCACATGCTGTAGCTGATGCGTTACAATCACTTCCTTTCGGTAATCTTATCGGAGCTCCATTGACTGCCTGTGCAGAAGCTCAAGCTGAACAAGCGGAGGCTGCTGATAAGTTTATGAAAGAAGTTGGGCTTGAACCGGATAAAGAGGCAGAAGAGAAAGAATAGAAAGAATAGTTAAATCATTGAATTGAATGACCATGAAAGCTGAGAGACAACACAAAGAGTGTACTTCACGGGTATTGCAACCGTCAAAAGGTGGTGGTGGGCATATTGTTGATAATAGATCTCAAGACCACGCAGGGATTATTGGTTCTATTCAAGAAAAAAGAAATATTATTCAAAGAATGCTAGAGCAAACTCTAATTACTGACTTTTTTCCAGTTCTAACACAATCCGAAAATACTTTTGAGGCAAGTTTGACTGGAGGAAATGTAATATCACATGTTGAATTTGAAGAATTTGAAGATGGTGAATATTGGCTTGTTGATGCTGAAACTCAGCCGGAATACCAGCGTAGAGGTCTTGCACGACAACTAGTTGAAAATGCTGTGAATTATTATGAGATTGTATTCGCATCTTTAGCGACACAACAAGAACATGAGGATTATGATGATAATGATACGAGGTATTTGACAGAAGAGGGTGCTGCTTTAGTTAATAGTTGCATTAATCACGGTATAAACATAGTCTATCGTAACCCTTTTGACAATGAGATAACGTCTGAAAGTGATGATTAACTTCTCCGTTTAAACCACCTAAACAGACCGTCCAGAGATCACTACTATAGACGCTTATTTTCTGAAACCTTATTCAAAATTGTCGGATCGTCTGCCGGTTTCTTTAGAAAGTCATTCTCAATAATGTATGCATCCATCTGATCGGCAGGGAATGGAAGTAGCAGTTGTTCAATATCTGATTTACTCAATGCTGGATCAAGCCACTTTTCTTCGTCTTCATGAGACAAAATAGCCGGCATCCGGTGTTTTGTATTGTGGATATAATCTGTGAGAGGGTTGGCATCTGTCGTGATGATAGAAAATGTATTGACAATTTCCCCGGTTGTTTTATCCAACCAAGTATCGTATATTCCGGCCATTGAGAAAATAGGTTCATTTTTGACATTGATATAAAAGGGGATCTTCTTGTCTCCTTCATGTCGCCACTCGAAATAACCTGTCGAGGGTACGATACATCTTTTTTTCATGATCGGTTCCCGGAATGAAGGCTTTGAAAATATAGTATCTGCCCGGGCGTTAAGTGTCATCCGTTTTATCTCGTCTGCCTGTTTTTCATCTTTTATCCAGAACGGAATCAATCCCCACCTGAAGCTTTGAAGTTCCTGATCTGGTGTAACGATTGGATATTCTGGAAATGAAAAAGCATTCACTCTGTACTGCTCTTGTTCCTTCAATATCTTTTCAGCGATCTCAACTATACTAAGATTTCGACCGTAACGGGCTGCCAATTTTGTAGCCTTAGCTGACATTGAATTATAGAAACACATAATCTTAATTGTTTAGTAAGATGTAACCATTCAAATATGTTGCAAAATAAATCCAAATTATATAAGGAAAGAATAGCAATGAACTGACTTTTCTTATCGGATAACTCTTAACGGCATATATTGTCACATAGATGTCGAGAATAAGAATATCGATGAACCCTAATAACGGGTTTCGCAAGTAAAAGAACAAGATACTCCATGCGAAATTGAAAATTAGCTGTATGCTGAAAAGTTTGACCAATTCTTTTTTCATCATTGAGTCTGATAGGAAAATTATTCCGATAGATATTCCAATACAAAGGTAGATAACACTCCACGCAATAGGAAACACTATGTTTGGAGGCGTTAAATCTGGTTTGTTGAGAAGTGGATACCAGTTTTTAATAGCGTCTGCTTGGAAGTAACTTGCTGTCAATCCAACAAAGAAACATATCAGTATCGGAATAGTTATTGCTGTTGCTTTTCTCATATCCTTATCTTTATAATATCATTTATCTTTGTTGTATAACAAGGGGAGAGCTGTTCTTGTTTCAGTTTCCATTTCCTTCGGCCACCTTGAATTGCTAAAGATAGATTATTTCGGGTAAAACCGTTGTTCAGCCGGTCTACTACATCCATGAGCTTTTTGTGTTTTTCTCGGTCCACGGCATCGAATATGTTTTGTTGTATTGCGCTATCGGGCACGATATCCATGATAATGACACCGGCTTTCTTGAAGAAATATCCTTTCCGGTAGATATTCCGGAGAGCAGCGAGTGCATAATGCACGATTTCCGGCGTGTTGTTTGTTGGTACTGGTAACTTTAGTACGCAATTTTGGAAGTACTGAGGCAGATCCTCCCGGAAGTTATTCGTGTGAATGAATACCATAAGCGATTGAGCGCAGGATTTTTGTTTGCGTAGTTTTCCGGCGCAGATGCTGGCAAAAGAAGAAACAGCTTCTTCCAGTCCTTCTATCTCTGTAATGGTTTGTCCGAATGCGCGCGAGGTACATATCTGTTTCTTTGGCGGCGCGATCTGTTCCATATTGATGCAAGGTTCACAGTTCAGTTCTTTCCAGGTACGTTCGCCTACAACTGTCATCTGCTGACGGACCCATGCTTTCGGCATTTGCGCAAATTCAAGGGCGTTGTGTACCCCGTATTTCTCTAATCGCTTCGCGTGCCGGCCTCCGATCCCCCAGACGTCGCCGATCTCGGTATGTTTGAGGGCCTTTACCCGTTTTTCTTCAGTGTCGATAATGCAAACCCCTTTATATCCTTTATGCTTTTTCGCGAATTTGTTGGCGACCTTGGCGAGTGTCTTTGTCGGGGCTATACCCATAGATACGGGTATCCCGGTTCCTTTCGTCACTGTTCGGACAATATCTTCTCCGTATTCTTTCAAATTATATCTCTCAAAACCGGAGAAATCCAGAAAACATTCGTCAATCGAATATACCTCAATATTTGGAGAGTAGGAGGATAGCATTGTCATAACCCGATTAGACATATCCCCGTATAACGTATAGTTGGATGAAAATACACCGATATTGTACTGCTCAATCTCAGTTTTGATTTGGTAAGCAGGTATGCCCATCTTTATACCAATGGCCTTTGCTTCGTTCGATCGGGCGATCACACAACCGTCATTGTTACTCAAAACGACAACCGGCCGACCGTTCCAGTACGGATTGAACGCACGCTCACAACTCGCATAAAAGTTATTACAATCAACTAAGGCAAACATATTACACCCTCCGGTTATGATTTTTGATCGAGTAGGTGACTATTCCCCAGATTTGAAAATCGTTCTCAGGGGTGACCTTGATTGGTTTGTAAGCTTCGTTTGCTGGTATCAACCAAATAACATCTGATTCGATCCGGATATATTTGATCGTAAACTCTCCGTCAATATAACAGACTGCCATGTCACCTGATCGCGGCTCCAGTGATTTGTCTATTACAAGAATATCACCGTCAGCCAGGCCGGCATCCTTCATGCTATCACCGGATACACGCCCGTAAAATGTTGTACTCGGATGGTGAATCAGTTCTTTATTCAAGTCTATTGCCTGGCTGATATAATCCTGTGCCGGACTTGGGAAGCCGGCTTTAATTCCTCCATCCGCATAAGGTAGCGGCATATAGGTTTCAATATCTACATTGTAGATGGTTAAATTCTTTTCGCTTTTACTCATAAATGATCTCCTTATTGACAAAAGTAGGAAATGATTTGGTTAATATCATTGAATTGATAGTTAATGTTTTAGAGATAATTCTTAACCCTAAAATAGTAAAAAAGTGTATCTGATGAAATTGAAAGGCTTTGTGTAAATGCTAAACAACATACGTCCTAATGATCTGTGAATAAAAATAAGCTGTATGTTTACAAACAAGTCAAGTTTGGTAAATCAGATCGGATAAACTGTTAAAATAGCTCTGATTTGAAACTAATTTGAAAATCAAAAAATATACGACTGTAATAGCTTGATTATTAATATTGTATAAGTTGACCACTAATGACTCTTAATCATTGGGTCGAGGGTTCGAGCCCCTCCCAGGTCACAAACAAGCAACAAATTAATAAACAGCATTTTACAGTTGATTCTGTGAAGTGCTGTTTTTGTTTATAGACCCTTTTTATTGGGTAAATTAACCAAAAACAGCCAAATGTGCGAAGTTTATACGCACGCCTTCACACAAAAGATTTGAAAATAATTTGAAACCGTATTTGAAGCTAATTTGAAAATCGTTTGAAACTAATTTGAAAATGGAGGTAACATGGCAAATTTAAAACTGGTCATCAGAAAAGGCCAAACAAAAGAAAATGGTGAATGCGTTATTTACGCTCAAATCACTCATCGGGGTAGTGCGGAATGGATATCTACCGGTATCTATGTCCTGCCTCAAAACTTTAAAGCAACCCGCGTATATGGTGGTAAAGGTGGCGATCCGAATGCTGGTATGAAGAATATTCAACTTAACGAGATTGTTACCAAGTATGAAAGAAAATTACTCAATCTGGGAGAAAAAGCGAACTCTTTAGATGCAAAGGTCATAAAGAACTTTCTTTTGTCCCGAAGTGAAGTGTTTTGTGTAACCGATTTCTTTGAATATACAAAGAGAAGGATCAAGGACCTGGAAGAAATGGGAAAGACTGGAACTGTTGTCCCGTTGACTAATACGCTGCATCGGTTGCAGGAGTATCACCCTAAATCTTTGGACTTTTCCGATATCACGGTTTCTTTTTTGGAGAAGTTCATCGCTGATCAGCATAAGAAGGGAAAGAAGAAAAACACAATAGCTCTTTACCTACGATATATCCGGTCTATGTTTAATTCAGCTATCGATGAGTATAATTCCAATCCTGCCGATCCGGTAGTAACGAATTATCCTTTCCGTCGGCTGAAGATAGAGAGTGAGCCAACAAAGAACCGGAATTTATCAATCGAGACAATCCGGAAGATCAGGGATGCTAAACTTCCTACGTCAAAGATGGAAATAGCCAGGGATATATTTATGCTTCAAATGTATCTTATGGGTATAAACACGAAAGATTTATTCTATATGAAGAAAGAGAATATAAAGAATGGACGGTTACAATTCAACCGCCATAAAACAGACCGGTTCTATAATATGAAAATAGAGCCGGAGGCCGAAGCTATTCTGGACAAATACGAAGGGCAGAAATATCTTCTTTGGTTTGCGGATTACTGTCTTGATGAAAGAGACCTGAATTATACTCCACATACTCGTAGATCAGAATTTCAGTATGCCAATTCAGAAGCATTTAATAAGATGCTTAATCAACAGCTTCGAAAGATAGCCGACTTATTAGATATCGAAACAGACGGAAATCTTACAACCTACTTCAGCCGGCACTCGTTCGCCACTCTCATGCGTGAGATAGGTATAAGCAAAGACGACATTTCAATTTGTTTAGGGCATCGGGAGCCGGAACACAATCTTATTACCACGGGTATATATATTAATGAGGATTATCGGAAAGCAGATATTGCCAACCGGCTTTTTATTGATGAGTTAAATAAAAAGGAAGAGAAAAACGAAAGTAAGATAGCGGTATAAAGGGAGTATTTAGACTTCTGTTTGTGTTAGAAGGAACAAGTCGGGGAGTGATTACTCTCCCCGGCTTATGTATTACTTTTTGAGATTTGTATAACCATGAAGATTTAGCTGAATATCGGGGGCTTTCATATCTTCTTTGAAGATGTTGCTATAATATTCAGCTACTCGATCCTTGTCTCTTTGGTAAAGACGTTGTTCACGAGTCGTAGCTTTATTTACTACTTTCTTGTTCATAATGATGCAAAGATAGCCTCTAATTTTGATTCTATTTCAGTGTTGTCTATATTTTTATAACATAGTCTAGGACAATTTGTTGTTTTTTCTTCTTTTGTCTTAGAGACATGAATATCACTTTTCTCTAAAGTGTTTTTTAGTACGATTCGATATTCCCAATCATTTTTGAAAGTTGTCCATATTTCTGCATTTGGCAACTTTGAGTATTCTATGTCCATATTTTCATCTATGGATGCAAGATCATTTATTATTTCCAATGTATTGTTGTATCGTTTTGCTGGATTAGGGTCAATACATTTTTTTATGATTTTTCTTAACCTAGAAGGAACATGTGGTAAATATGTCTTTCTATTAGGGAATGTTCCTTTTAAAACCTGGGAGATAAATTGTTCTTTAGATTCTGGACATTGAGAATAGAAAAAGTCATTTCCATTAACCATTCTGTACATAGTTATTCCTGCTTGATATATGTCACTAAGAATAGTTTGTTTTACATTTGGAAGTAACATTTCTGGCGATGCATGAAGTGTGTAAAAGTATTTTTGATCGGCGAATCCATCAGGATTTGTGTAGAGAGCTAGGCCAAAATCAGCCAACATAGCTTCATTTGAATTTGAAATCATGATGTTATCCGGTTTTATATCATAATGGATTAATCCTCTAGAGTGAATATGATTAAGTCCAGATAGAAATTGTATTGAATATCTGATTGTTTCTCTAATAGTTAAGCACTTTCCTTTCGAAATTTGTTTTTTTAGAGAACCATTTTTATAGTATGGCATTGCTATATAAATGTTATCGTCATCTTCGCAAGCATAGTTGACCTTTACTATGTTGTTGTGATTGTGGGCGTATAACAAACGAGCTTCTTTGAAATATTCATCATAGCTAATGTTTCGTCGTTTAGCTATTTCTTTAATTACGATTTCTCCATCTAATTGATTATCGTGTGCAAGAAATACTTTAGAGTTACGCCCTTCTTGTCCGATTTCTTTTATTTCGTCAAAGTCTAATCTAACTTTACAGTTCTTCATGGTATTAAATATTTAGTGCACTAAAAGAGGCTAATAATGATTCTTTTTCTTCTTTATTGAAACTATGCCAGTCTTCAATGAAATCACATTCTTTGCTATCTATGATTTTTTTGAAGTTTTCTCTAGCCATACCTAATCTTGCAGATATATTTGATATTTGTCCCACAAAGTATTTCTCAACGGTAGAACTTGCGATTAGCTCTTGTATTACTGCCTCTATGTTTATTCTTTCAATAGATGGTTTTAATGCCATAGATTCTGTTGTGCGAATACAGGCTCGATTGACATTGTTCTCATAGATAATGTCTAAAAATGTACTGCGAATGAATTTTAACTGTTCTGGCACTTGAAGAGCGATAGGTACATTTACTTTATCTATTAAAATAATTTCTCTATTCTCGCCTTCTTCTTTTATGATAGAGTAAATAATGCAGTCAGGCTTTACTCTTATTCCGATTGATGTATTATTCATAATATTCCCATTTTTATATAAATTCCATGTGTATTGATAGAATTTTATGAGCTACTTTTTAGAATCTTCGATTTCGATTATAGCTGCAATTCTGTCTTTCCACTCTTCGGCAGATTTGATAGACAAGTCTATAAACATACGAGACCCTTTGTATTCAAAAAACTTAAACTTGAAACTTGGATTATTTATGTCTCTTAATATGATTTTAATATCAATAGAGTTGATTTTTTCTTTTTCTTTGGTTCCTCCCGATAGACCTCCGATGATTGCTCCGGTGCCTCCAGCCAATACGGTGCCAACTAATGCTCCACCAACAGTCCGAATAGTTGATTTCTTGTAAACAGTTTCACCGTCTTTTATTAGTTCGCAGGATATTATATCAGAAAAAGAAAACTCCTTATTAATCAAGGTGTCACCTTTGTCATCTATATATACGATTTTCTCTCTATTTTTATCTATAGCGATAATCCCATTTTCAATATTTGTCTTGTTAGATAAATGAACGCCATTGTTCTCCTGCTCTTTAATAAAAGAATCTTGCTTCTCTCTCCTCTCTTTTGCTTTGTTGGCTGATCCAATATAGACAAAGACCAACATTATGATAATTATTAAAATAACCCACCAAAATGACATAATTGTATAGTTTTAAGTTTATATTAATATAGTGTCTATATTTGAGTCATTTACTTAGCTCATCGTATTCATTCTAATACTTACTTTTATTAAAGCCATTGCATTGATACTAACTACAGGAATATCCATTGGGTCATGGTGTGGATTATAACTGACAAGTTTTATATGACCAGGCTTATCAGATTTATTCACGTATTTTACAGTTAAATACTCATCCCCTTCCATTTCAAAGGATACTAAATACATTTCACCTTTAACTACGTTTTCAAAGTTGTGTATTTCTTTGTAAGCTACTATGTCTCCTGCTTTAAGTAGAGGATACATAGAATCTCCCTTGACGTAGACGGCTCCATCGCACTTCGGAATGTTTGGAAGACTGATTTTTCCAATAATATTTTGCGTTTTATCTCCCAACAAAGTCCTAAGATTTGCGGCCGCACTGATATCATAGAGCAAAACATCCTGATTAGGTATTAATTTTTCAACACCTTTAGGATGGTTTATTCGAGTAACAGTCGGTGTTTTGAGCGGTTCGCCTCTTCCTGTTAATATATAGTCCGCATTAACATCATCTCTTGAGATGCACACTGCGGATAGTATATCTGAAGGCAACGTTTTTTCTTTACCTCCTTTTGTTTTACCTTCTTTCATTTGAGATATTTTAGACTGAGCCGATTTTACTCTTAATTTCGTTTCTATTTCATAAGGAGTAATACCCGCCATTTCAATAGTTTCAAAAAATCTTTCAATGATTCCCATGTTTATATTCCAAAATTTGTATACTTTAGAAATATAAAGTATATTTGTATCTGTATCAAGTTGCGGATGATACCGACTAAATTGTTTAACTGTTCCCGCAAGGGATTATATAGGCGACTTCCTCAAACCGCAACTTTGGGGTTGTCGCTTTATTTGACATCAATATGCTTATATTTTTTACAATATCGATCTTTGTTTTATTTTTATTCTGCTTTGTTCTTCTTTTAATGCTACAGAAACTTCGCAGAGACATCAATTTATTATATTCTAAGAGAGCTTTATATATATCAGACGAAGTGTTTGAAAATGCAGCATTAGATGCAGAACAAAAGCTAAAAATGTCCAATACTTTCTAAGAGCTCTATTGATTTTTTACTGTACCCTGTACATAGATACAAAGATTCTTTTAATTGTTTTATAGAAGATTCTTCAATTTTACTTCCTTTGTTCTTCAAGGCATTGATAGCATTGCTAATGCAAAAATCTGTTTTTTCTATATCACTTATAAGTGATGCAAAATACAGTCCGTTGGCCAAATCAAGGATGTATCTGTTGTAATCATTTATTGTTTTTGCTATATAAGCATCTCTAAGGATATAAGTGTATTGAGAGTTTATAATTGCACCAAGTGAACGCTTTTCAAATTGAGACAGACTACTGTCTATTTCCTTTTTGATTTCCTTTTTGATTTCCAGTGCATTATATATTTGCCATCCTATTAATACGGTAACTAACAATGATAATATTCCTACTATCACTCCTTGGTAATCAAATCCCAATTCTGCTTTATGCGGACAAGCTACACATATTGCAACTAAACTAATAAGTACAGCTACAGAACTTAATAATAACGCCCAACTCTCTTTCTTCATAACTCAATATAATGTACGCGAAATCGCGCTAAGGTTAAATAATGTTTATGCTTTAAATTAATAAAGTAAATTGTTTGATACTTTATAATTCTATAGTATATTTGCATCATCAAATAATTGATAACGCTATCACAGGCAAAGTTAGCAAACTCAATTGATGATACAATAATACAAACACATTAAAATTCACGGTTATGACAAACGAAGATTACATGAACGAAGAATTAGCCCGCTTTGATGCAATGACAGAAGAAGAGGCTTGCAAAGAGTACAATGTAGACTTCAAAGAAGAAGCCAGACAGTACATAATCGAATATTGGCAATATATAGCATAGAATTATCACATAAACACACACGATTATGAAAACTTCAAATTTCAGACACAAAGTATTTTGCATGGCCTACGAACTAATGGCAGCAACAGGTAAAGCGTTCGCAGTATGTCTTTCTCGCGCTTGGGCTTTATACCGGTTGACAAGACAAATGCACAAAGGTATTGTAACGTTCGCTTACGAAAAGGCAGACGGTTCACTTCGCAAAGCAAAAGGCACGCTTAAAGACGTCCAGAACCTTATCAAAGGCACTGGATCAGAAAACTATAAAACTATCCGCTACTTCGATGTCGATGCAAACGGTTTCAGATCATTCAAAGTAGAAAACTTTATAACGGCTTACTAAAGCCCGGTCGGGTGGGCGTAGAGAATATCTCACCCGGTCACTTCTGTTAGTTCTTTCTCGTACTTACACCTTAGTACCCGCAGAAATGGGGTTGAAACGAAAGGATAATAAACTAACTTATTAATGAAGGTAATAAGGTTGGCAGTATTGGGTATAACGTCGTGTTCGTGATGTCCGGTAGACTTGTCCCGGATCGGTGTTAAACGATCTATCGAATACTGCTTTATAAAATAGCCCGTCCGGTCTCGATACCGGAAACAATCCGTAGAAGGTATGGCGGGCACAAATTAATTCTAACGCTTATGAAAAAGAAAATTGGTTCTATACAGTTTGTTTCACCTATCCAGGCTGCAATCTGTATTATAACGGCTTTGTTTGCCGTGGTATGTTTTATAGGAACGTTCTTCAATCCGTTTCACGCATTTTATTGTGTGATGGCGGTGATCTTTACGATAGTGACCTATAAAGAAAAGAAGTGGTAAAATATTATGACCTTACTAAAGCGGTAGTCCTCGGCGCTATCAATGGCTATGCACTGTGTGTACAGCAGTGAATCATATAACCGGTAGCAGTAAGGTTGTGAAATAAGCCGGGTGAAAGTCCCGGCAAATGGAGAAGTGGCGGAATTGGTAGACGCTTTATTTGCAGAAATGGTTACGGTGTAATGGTTGCACAAAGTCGCGAAAAGGTGAAGGTTCGAATCCTTCTAATCAAAAATGCAAATAAGTTCAGACGTGAATCTCCGTTCGAGTCGGGGCTTCTCCACAATCAATTTAAAATTACAATTTATGGCAACAATCAGAGAAACAATTTTGAAAGTAAAACCGGGTAAGCCTAAAGCGATCCCGTTGTCTGAAGTGTCGGATGTGATGGGCTTTCGCTCTGAGGCTTTTCGTATTAATAATGATCTTCGTAAAGATGGGGTGAAAACCAAAGAAGGGAAACCGCCGTATTCTGTTTCGAAAAACAGCAGGGTGGGGTTTCTTTATATCATTAATAATATAGAGAAGACTTAACCAATCAACACACACGATTATGGAAGTTTTCACCGAACTAACACCTGAATGTGACATCACAGCACAGATGTACGCTGCCGGGTATGAGAAAAAGGAGATTGCCGTATTGAAGCATCGTGCAGTAAGCACGATAAATAACCAGCTTCAGACGGCATTTTTGATTTTGGGCGTTCGGAATGGGAGGGAATTAGCACTAAAATTGGCTGAAAGGTTATCCGGCATCAGGTTGACACTGGATTTTACACCAGCCATGAGATCAGCAGTTGCTTGTGTTCTTTTGATAATCCTTTGTTTAGATAGTCATTTTGACATGAGACGGCAAAGAATCCGAACCCGTTCCAACGCCAATGTGGAACTTATCGCCCGTATCCGTGTAAGAGCGAGAGGGCGCAATATGCCATTAGCAGTATGACACTTGAAAATAGAATGTACTCCCCTTTAGAGGTATTGGACATTGCAGAACAATACGCAGAGAGTAAATCAAAAAGGCTTATCACTGAAACAGTTCGAACTACTCTTAGAACAATAGGTGTACTTAAACCTACAATGAACCGATCAGAGGCAGAACGTGAAGCCGGTTCCCGCCGGAAAGTTGCTAATGCGCTTCGTGATGGTTCTCTTCGTTGTGTCAAGAAAGGACGAAACGTAATTATCAATCGTGATGACTTTGAATCATGGTTGAAAGAGAATGAATTTAACTAACCTGTGAAGGCTGTTTATTAATAAGTTGCTTAACCGGGTTGACCGGGGCAGCCTGAATGTTTTCTCCTTGTCAAGCGAGACTGGGCCGGGTTCGACTCCCGGAGGCTGACAATATTTAGTATTAACATTAAAATAACACGATTATGTCACTAATTAAGAAGAGTACAGAATTAAGTATCCCGACAAACGTAAAGATAATGCTTTATGGACAGGCCGGTTTTGGGAAAACGACAGTTGCTTTGAGTGCTCCAATGCCATTATTGCTTGACTTCGATAATGGGGTTAAGCGGGTAAATGATTCAAATTTACAAGGCGTAGATATTGTACAAGTAACCTCGTGGAACGACATGAAGGAACTTATGAAAGAAAATTTATCGGCTTATCAATCTATTGTGGTAGATACTATCGGTAAGATGATGGATTTCATTATTTCTTACAAATGTGGAACCCGACAGCCTCAAATCAGGGATTGGGGTGGTATCAATCAAGAATTTTCATGGTTCGTTCGCTGTCTGTCGGATTTGAATAAAAACGTCATTTTTGTCGCTCACAGGGATACACGAAAAGAGGGGGATGATACGGTTTTTGTTCCTGCATTAAGAGAAAAATCTTACAATTCGATCGTTACGGAATTGGATTTGTTAGGGTATATGGAAATGCGTAATGAGAATGGCCGGGTAAAAAGAACGATCACATTCGATCCGACAAATAGAAATGACGGAAAGAACACCTGTAACTTGCCATCTGTTATGGAGGTTCCTACTATTATAGATGCACAAGGGAAACCCACAGCGAAGAACGATTTTATCGCTACTCGGATTATTGCCCCTTATCTTGGTATGCTGCAAGCTAAAAAGGCAGAACAAGAAGCATATAACAAGGTTTTATCAGACATAACAGGGTGTTTGGAATTGGTTGGGGATGCAGCATCAGCGAATGACTTCATTGCGCATATTGACGATTTCAACCATGTTGGAAGTTCAAAAATGAAAGCGTCTATGATGTTGGCGGCTAAGGCTAAAGAACTTGGATTGGTCTTTGACAAGAATACTAAAATGTACAGTGATGCAGCAGCCTAAATATAAATTCTACGCCACTATTCTTGATTCCTTTTGGGGGTATTTGAATAGTGATGTGGTTTGGGAAAAATACTGGGGGTGGTCTGAAAACCCACCCCACACAGCCGAACAGTTTCACGAGTTGCAGTTTCAAGAACTCATCGACCGCATTAATCGTAAACCTTTCGACAGCGAGAAAGCAGATCGTGGCACTTGTTTCAATGAGCTTGTAGACGCTTTAATCGAACATCGGAAGCCGAAGGATGTAGAAGTTGAACGTGTGGCAGATGATAAAAATGCAGTTTGGTATCGAGCGATTTATAACAATCGTACTTTCTCCTTTCCTGTCTCTCTCTGTTGCGAGTTCGCAGATTATTTCAAAGGTGCGTTGACGCAGATTAGAGTAGAAGCAATCCTGCCAACTGCATACGGTAATGTTTTGGTCTATGGTCTGATTGATGAACTGATGCCTACCACTGTTCACGACATCAAAACGACCGGAAGTTATACGGTTGGAAAGTTTAAGGATCACCACCAGCATCTTGTTTATCCATACGCTCTTATGCAGAACGGTTCGGATGTACGGACGTTCGAGTATAATATCGTGGAGTTCAACAAAGGCGGTTATGTGGTAGATACCTATACGGAAACCTATGTGTTCAATCCAGAGCGTGATATACCTATTCTTACTAATCATTGTGAGGATTTTATCAGGTTCTTAGAAGAAAACAGAGAGCTTATAACAGATACTAAAATCTTTGGGTTAGAATGATTTTCAACTTGAATAATCCTTACGAAGTTGACAAGTATAAAGAGTATGTAAATAAGCTATTCAAAGAAAGAGCGGTTGTCGAGGTCAAGAAAAGGCTTCCCAATCGCTCTTTAAGCCAAAACGCATATTTGCATTTGATCCTTAGTTGGTTCGCCTGTGAAACAGGGTACAGCCTCGAAGAAGTTAAACTGGATTACTTCAAAAAGACTTGTAACCGTGATCTGTTCGAGCGAAAGAAAGTAAACAAAAAAGGGTATGAGATCACCTATATGAGAAGCAGTTCCGATCTTACTACAGGCGAAATGACAACTGCGATAGAGAGGTTTAGGAATTATTCATCAGCCCAAGCCGGTATTTATTTACCTGCGCCGAATGAGAATCAATTCTTAATCCATATACAACAAGAAATTCAACGCAATCAAGAATTTATATGACACGAAAAGAGAAAATCGAACAAATGAAAGCTCTGATCTCCCAAAAACAACAGGAGATTCGGGATCTGCGACAGCAGGTAGGAGAAGAAATGATCGCTGATTTTTACGAGACACATAATCTCAAAGAAGGCCAGCATTTTTATTTTAAAGACAAAGAGTGTGTAGGCGTAGAAATGTCTGCTGATTGGGGATGTTTGAAAACGTTCCCTATAACCGCTAAGGGAGAAGTCTCTAAGAAGGGAATGATTATTCATAGTGAGGAATCTATTAAACCGGTATAGCATGATAGAGACAAAGAATAACGAAATAAGGTATTTTACATCTGATCCCAAAAAGATGCTCAATAAATACCTTGCTCAACGGGTCCTAAAAACATGGACAGAGGACTTTATTGATGAAGATACAAGTGAAGTTGTGTCTATTGAACGTAATGAATTACTATTCCAGAGAGGAACATTGATAGACCAAGATGTTCTTGCTCAAATTCGATTCTGTTATGAGTCTGGTGATATAACAAAGGATATAGAGGTAAGTAATCAAAAACGTTTGGCTGTTGAGTTGGTAAATGACTACTTACAGCCTTATATTGCTCAGGCTACTATTGACAGCAAAAAGTGTAAATTCCTGTTTTATGCAACCAGTGTAGATTCTGCACTTCTTCTCTTAAAGGATTATATTGAACTGAACTTTACGGCAGGCTTCATTATTAACATGGTTAAAGAGTTTGATTCCTGTGTAATCCTTACTGACACATTAAAAGAAAAGAAGATCGATACCTTGCCTTTGGATTTTCCCGATAATGATCCTGATGACAAGCCGGACGTTGATGAAGAGGAAGAACCAAAGAATAGTGATCGGAAGTTTTACCAGATAGAAACAAAAATTCTATTTGACGAGGATGAACGTTCAGCGACATTTGTTGTCCACACTTATAATGTTGACCGAGCAATGATGTTGATAACTTCTTATCTGAAAAAGAAGCAGGATGAACACGAGCAAGAAGCCAAAGAAAAGGGTAATCCTTTCGAGAGGAAAGAAATTCACACGATGATTGAAGTCGCTAAACCAATTTCTATCGGTCGGTTTATTCCCCGTGAATTTTCTATGGCTTATTCTGGTAAAAACTAAATTGAGCCCGGTGTCCGTTGGTTCGGTATCCGGGCACTCATTTCATGTAGAGTAGTTTTTGTAATCGTTCCTATTAAGCCGAAGCGGGTATGCCACCGATGTGGTACGCAGGTAGGAACTGATAGGAAAATACGTTTGTAATTATTCAATACTCGTCCAGTCTGTGAAGATGTGACGGGTAAACGGATAGGTAGACATAGAGCCAGCGCAAATAGGCGCATTGGGGTTGGAATCCCCGCCTATCCACAGTCTTGTATCAATGAACGCACCACTCTATCCGAATCGAAGATGGGTGTCGGGTCTGTCCGAAGATAGGAAAGCCGATAGAGTAGTAGATAAAAAGGGTATGGGTAAATCCGAAATGAGTCCCAGAGAGTATTTATCGAGGTGGATATCCGCAAAATCATGCGGCAGGTGACGGTGACGACATGGCGGTTCATGATGTTGGCATTCTGGAAAGACAGAAACGTATGCAAAAGCATACCCCAGCGTAAGCTCATGGGTGAACGAGTGGTTCGGGTGCAACACCGATGACAGCCGGAAAGACGGCACACGGGCGGTTAGCATATCGGTTAGTGCTTAGTGGTGTGCATCCAATTAACATGATTGAGGCTGGTTCGACTCCGGCACCGTCCACAAACCCAAGCGAAGTAATGCGAAAGTGGCTTTAGCTCTGCAGAGCGAATTTATCGGTACGCAGCCATCGGTACGTTGGCAATGATGTTTGTGCCCCGGGGAATCCGCTCCGGGGCTTCCTATTGAACAAAATTTTATCACCATGAATATAGAATCTTTAAATAGTTGGTCAGAGGCTTTATTAATAGTCGCTGCCATTCTTGGTATTATGGCTCTAACGTGGATTGGGCTATGCTTGATAAATCAAAAGAGAGGAGGGGATGATAATGGATTTTGGTAATGATATGCCGGATTATGAGTCGGATGATTTTGATAACTATAATTATGACTGACTATGTATTACATAAAACGAAAGGCTAAGAAGAAAGACAAGCCTTTACCCTTATTTGATAAAGCAGGGGTGACAGTTAAGAAGAAGCCGGATTTGAAAGCGAAACTTGATAAAGAGTTTTCCTTGTTCATCCGGCTTCGTGATTGTATGCCGAACGGTTATTTTAAATGTATCTCCTGTGGGCAGCTTAAACCGTTTGAGCAGGCAGATAACGGGCATTACATAAATCGACAGCACATGAGTACCCGTTTCGATGAAATGAACTGCAACGCTCAATGTCGGCACTGTAACCGCTTCATGGAGGGTAACATTCAGAACTATCGAAAAGGCTTGATTGCCAAGTATGGTGAACAGAGAGTAATCTTGCTTGAAGCGAAACAGGGTATCAGTCGAAAGTTTTCTGATTTCGAGTACGAGCAGTTAATCAAGTATTACAAGGTACTTAATAAGAAATTACGAAAGGAGAAAGGTGTATGAGTTTTACGCTTCGTGATTACCAACAGAAAGCCTCTGATGCCGCCGTTACCTATTTCAAGTCTAAAACGGTTAAGAACGCTATCATGGTGTTACCTACTGGCTCCGGAAAGTCTTTGGTTATTGCTGACATTGCAAGTCGGTTAGACGGCCATACATTGGTTTTTCAACCCAGCAAAGAGATACTTGAGCAGAATTTCAAGAAGTTGTGTTCTTATGGGATTCTGGATTGTAGTATCTATTCAGCCTCTTTCAACTCAAAAGAGATAAACCGGATAACATTCGCTACCATTGGTAGTGTAAAGGGGCATCCGGAACTGTTTACCCACTTCAAGAACATAATCGTTGACGAATGCCACCTTGTCAATCCTAAAGAAGGAATGTACAAGGATTTCTTTGATGATGTGAAGTGCAAGGTTCTTGGTTTGACAGCAACACCTTACCGGTTAAGTTCTTCAAAAAGGTTTGGCTCTATGTTGAAGTTTTTAACCCGCACTCGACCGGCTATATTCAAAGAGGTAATCTATCATGTACAGGTTTCTACTCTTTTGGATATGGGATATCTGGCAAAGCTAAATTACTATTCGATGAATCCGGTAGGATGGAACGAGCTTAATTTGAAAGTAAATACTACCGGTGCCGACTATACCGATAAATCAGTACAAAGAGAGTATGAGCGAATAGACTTCTACAGTTATGTTGTCCATATTGTCCAACGACTACTTAATCCTAAACAAGGCGGTAAGCGGAAAGGCATTCTTGTTTTTACTCGGTTTTTGAAAGAGGCAGAGAAGTTGACTTGGTCAATTCCTGGCTGTGCTATCGTTTCGGGCGAAACTCCAAAGAAAGAACGAGAACAAATACTTGAGGCTTTCAAGTCTGGCCGGATACCAGTTGTCGCTAATGTTGGGGTACTCACGACCGGTTTCGATTATCCAGAACTTGATACGATTGTAATGGCACGTCCTACGATGTCATTGGCGATGTGGTACCAGATAGTCGGCCGGGCAATCCGTCCGCACCCATCTAAAGAATCGGGTTGGATCGTTGACCTATGTGGTAATATCGAACAATTTGGAGAAGTGAAAGACCTAAAGCTGGTAGATCCAACAGGTCGGGGACTGTGGCAAGTGACTTCTAATGGTAGACAATTAACTAACGTATATTTTTGATATGGACATACTAAGTATAATCAATCGTCTTCAAGAAAAGAGACGGTTAGAAAAGATAACGCCGGATCATGTGCCGGAGGTGGAGTTGATGAATGCGATCCATTCAGAGGCAAGAAAAGAACTTAATGAGCTTTTTTCTTCCGGAAAGATAGGAGTTACTAAGACAGTCAATTCAAATGCGATTTATATAAAAGAGTGATATGGAGAAAGGATTCATAATGCTCTCACGTAAGTTTTTCTCTAATAAGATTTGGGAAGCAGCCCGGACATTTTCGGAGTGCGAAGCGTGGCTTGATTTAATCCAATCGGCACGATTTGAGGCAACCGACACGACTGAATGTATCGGAGGTAGGGAAATAACATACGGCAGAGGTCAATATCCTGCATCTATACGCTTCCTTTCAAAAAAATGGTCGTGGAGTGAAAGAGCCGTCAGAACATTTCTTTCTAAATTGATAAAGGAAAAAATGATTACTACTGACAATAGTCAGGGTATGAATGTTATATCTCTTTGTAAATACAATGAATATAACAGTTCTGGCACAGCAAATGACACAGTAAATGACACAGGTATAAATCAAGAAATCAAAAGGTTAACTGAATTAGTGACACAGCTAACGACACAGTTAGCGACACAACCTCGACACACAGGTGACACAACCTTAAAGAAAGAAGAAGAATATAATAACTCTTTATCTAAAGAAACCTCTACTAACGTAGAGGCAAAGAAAGCCGAGCAAGCTAAGAAACTTGCCGCGGCTAAAGCCGCTACGCTCAAACGGAGAAATGATTTTGGGCAATCCCTTGTCCCGTATATGGAGCGATACGGAAAGGAAATGATCCGAGCTTTCTTTGATTACTGGTCTGAACTGAATAAGTCAGAAACTAAGATGAGATTTGAAACGAATAAAACATGGGAAGTCGCCAAAAGACTTGCAACATGGGCTAATAATGAGAAATTCAATGGAAAATCAAGTAGTACGATACCAAAGGCCGGATTTGGACCTTCTGCCAAGTCTGCCGGAAACAAAGCCGCAAGCCGTGAAACTGTGGGCCAATTCGCCAGAGCCGTACTGGAACAGTATAAATCCAAAGACGGCGATTGACGTATTCAATGCGGTTTCTCCTTCAATATCCGAACTGTGGAAGAATTATGACGACATTTTTATAAATTCTTTGATGTACACATGGTTTGAGCAGTTTGTGAACTTTTATTCAACGAATGGGACAATGGACCCTTTTCAGATAAAAGACACTATAGACCTTGTTCGTGAAGAATATCCACATTATAAACCAGAAGATTTCAAGCTCTTTTTCAAAATGGCCAAGAAAGGTTATTTCGGACAAGTCTTTGGTCGTATAGATGGGGAGGTTATTATGAATTGGCTGGCAAAATATGATATTCACAGGGATACGCAGGCACAAAATGAAGCTATAAAAGCTGCTGATGCGTTTAAGCCAAGTGTTGAAGCAAAGAATACTACTGGCATAACTTATGCCGAATTTTTAGAGTACAAGAAACGAAAAGAAACAACAAAATAATATGTTTTATCATCTTCTATCCAAAGACCAGGCCGAGGAAGCCCTAAAACTTCCCAACCTGATATTTCAAAAGACATTCAGAAAACCGGACAATTGCGGTTATTACGGGGCACTCGATAAGTCATTCGGATGTCCCTTTTTATTTCGATCTGAGAAAGACCGGGTAAGTATTTACCAAAGATGCAAGAGGTGTACTTGCAGAAAGGAGGGGAAATGACACACGCAGAAGCATTGTTTAAAACGATTGTCCTCCTGCAGCACTTAACGGAATTGCGCAAATCTGATGATGTAGATATTTACTATGTTGATCTGTTTTGTGGAGCAGGCGGAACATCCACCGGTGTAGAACTTGCAAGGATCAATAACCATTCGGTTGCAAAAGTGATCGCTTGCGTAAACCATGACAAAAACGCAATAGCCAGCCACATGGCAAATCATCCGTACGCACTACATTTCACAGAGGATATGCGAACGTTAGATTTGTCTCCTATCGTGAACTTGGTTAAAAAGATCCGGTTCCGAAACCCGAATGCAAAGATCGTCCTTTGGGCCAGTTTGGAATGTACCAATTTCAGTAAGGCAAAAGGTGGCCAAGCGCGTGATGCCGACAGTAGAACGCTGGCGGAACATCTCTTCCGGTACATTGACGCCATCAATCCTGATCTGATCCAAATAGAGAACGTCGAAGAGTTCATGTGCTGGGGCGATCTGGATGAAAATGGCAAACCGGTGTCAAAAGATCGAGGGCGCTTATATCTCCGCTGGGTGAACGCGGTCAAGAAGTATGGATATCGGTTTGACCATCGGATATTGAACGCTGCCGACTTCGGGGCGTACACTTCCAGGAAAAGGTTCTTCGGTCAGTTCGCTAAAAAGAATATGCCGATCGTCTGGCCGGAGCCGACTCATTGCAAGGAAGGGGCTACAACCCTATTCGGCGAGTTGCAGAAATGGAAGCCAGTTAAGGATGTTCTGGATCTGGAAGACGAAGGCACAAGTATTTTCATGAGAAAGAAACCTCTTTCACCCAAGACGTTTGAGAGGGTTTATGCCGGTCTTATCCGTCACGTAGCAGGAGGCAAGGATAAATGGATGCTAAAATACAATTCTATTAACGGGAAAACAGGCAAACACATTCCACCAAGCATGGATGAGCCTTGTCCAGTGGTTAGCTGCCAGGGAAGGTTAGGTGTTGTTCAAACGCAATTCCTCTCAAAGTACTTCAGTGGTCATCCGGATAGTAAAAATATCCCAATCACGGGTCCGGCACATACAATCAAATGCAAGGACAATCACTCTCTGGTAAGTACAAAGTTCCTCACTGCCTACTACGGTAACGGTGATAATGTGAGTAAAGTTGATAGCCCATGTCCAACAGTGCCGACAAAGGACAGATTCAATTATGTATCACCTAAATTTCTTTGTTCGTACAGTTTTAATGATACAGCCAAAGATATACAGGCTCCGTGCCCGACATTACTGACGAAGGATCGGTTATCGCTTGTAACCCCGTTCATTATGAACTATTATTCCGGTGGTGGCCAGCATTCGGATATCTATCATCCTGCTCCGGCCATATTAGCGAACCCGAAACAACGGCTAATCTCATGCCAGTTTATGGATCAGCAATTCGGACAAAGTAAGCCGGCCGGAACGGATCGCCCTCTCGGAGCGATAACGGCTAATCCTAAATATAACTTGGTAAGTTGTCCGTGGGTAATGAATACCAATTTCAGTAATGTCGGTAGTGGAGTCAATGAGCCGGCTCCGGTAATAACGGCTAACCGAGAATGGCATTATCTGATGAACCCACAGTTTGCCTCTGCTGGTGGATCGGTGGATAAGCCTTGTTTCACCCTGATAGCACGAATGGATAAGATGCCTCCTTATTTGGTGAACGCATCCAGTATTTCGGAAAACTTGCCACCATTTGTCAAGATAGACTCTGATGGCAATATCATTATCGAGATATACGAGGATGATATCCCTATTGTGAAAAAGATAAAGGAGTTCATGGCCATGTATCAGATAGTGGATATCCTAATGAGGATGTTGAAGATTCCAGAGTTGAAACGCATCATGGGATTCCCGGAGAACTACAGATTGATCGGCACGCAAGCCGAGCAAAAGAAATATATCGGGAACGCGGTCGAGGTAGGTATGGCTAAAGCGTTATGTGAGGCTTTGGCGAGAAAATTAATTGAATTAAAATCAATTGCAGCATGAAAAATATAGAATTATTCAACGACCATTTCCAGAATTATAAAGTTTATGGAATTCCTAAAGCCCAGCTAATTATTGCAGATGTTCCATACAATTTAGGAAATAAAGCATATGCCTCTAATCCTTCTTGGTATGTTGATGGCGATAATAAGAATGGCGAGAGCAATAAAGCTGGGAAAGAATTTTTTGATACAGATAAGGACTTTCGGCCTGCGGAATTTATGCACTTCTGTTCCCAGATGCTTATAAAGGAACCAAAAGAAAAAGGCAAAGCCCCATGTATGATACTATTCTGTGAGTTTGAAGATCAGTTCCGGTATATTGAACTTGGAAAGCGTTACGGGCTAAACAATTATATCCCGCTTGTATTTCGTAAAGATTATTCAGCCCAAGTACTGAAAGCAAACATGAAGGTTGTCATGAATTGCGAATATGGCCTTTTGCTATATCGTAATAAGCTTCCCAAGTTCAATAATGATGGAAGGATGATATTTAATTGTATAGACTGGGTAAGAGATAACGAAACCCCGAAAATTCATCCCACACAAAAGCCTGTACCGCTTCTTCGTAGATTGATAGAAATATTTACGGACAAAGGCGATGTTGTTATCGATCCGTGTGCTGGAAGTGGTAGTACCCTGCTTGCCTCCGATCAATGCGACCGTAGGACTTATGGATTTGAGATAAAGAAAAACTTCTTTGCTGATGCGAATAAGTTATTAAGCGAAGTGCAGAAAAGGTTGTTTGTATGAGAACTCCGATTACATATTACGGTGGCAAGCAACGAATGGCCGATACCATTATTTCTATGATGCCAGCGCATAAGTTGTATTGTGAGCCATTCTTCGGCGGCGGGGCTGTTTTCTTCCGGAAACCAAAAGCTGGAATAGAAGTGATCAACGATCACAACAATATGTTGATAAATTTCTACCTGGCAGCGCAAAACAGTTTTCCTGAACTGCAAGAAAAGATACAATCTACTTTGCATTGCGAAAAGATGTACTACTACGCAAAGGATGTTTGGAACGGCCGGTGTGAAGCATCCAACATAGAAAAAGCATGGGCGGTCTGGATGATAACGAACGGATCCTTTGCCGGTTCAATGCACGGTGGTTGGAAATGGTGTAATGGTACTTCTGGATCGCATTCAGGAGTATTTATAAAGAACAAACGGATTGAGTTTGGAGAACAGTTACGTGATCGGTTGGACCAGGTGCAGATTTCCTGCAGGGACGCTTTGCGTGTAATCAAGGAAAGAGATTCAGAAAACACCTTTTTCTATCTTGATCCACCCTATCCGGGATGCGTACAGCAACATTATTCCGGATATACTCATACTGACCTGTTTAATCTCCTCCAGCAGCTTTCTACTATCAAAGGAAAATTTATCTTATCAAACTACTGGTGTCAGACACTCCGTTACTTCATCTTGAAATTTGGTTGGAATTTCCGAACTGTAGAGTTAGACCTCAAGGTTAATCATCCTGGTCGTGGGCAGAGAGTAGAGAAACGAACCGAGATATTGGTTTACAATTACGAAATAGAAAAAACATTATTCCATTAAATCATGAAACATCAAATAAAATGCTATGGCAACACCTGTCCGGATCGGCACGACTGCCAGTTGTACACGACCGAGGCAGAATCCAAGAAGACAGAACCGGACGAGAAGCCGGGAAAGAAGTGTGAGTTTTTAGTGAAGAAAGGAGAATGCAATGAAACCTAAGCAATTCTTTGAAGCTGTTGTTAAATTGCGCCAGCTTCAAAAAGAGTATTTCAGAACCAGGTCGTCGATCACGCTTCAGGCATCAAAGAGGCAGGAGAAGTTAATAGACGATGAGATCAGCCGTGTAAACTCTGTTCTCTTAGGTAAGAACAAACAGGGAGAGCTTGGGTTATGAGAATACTTGACTTACCTCTAAAGGCTGTTTGGTATCTCATGATCGAGAGCGGCGAGAAGCCTGAAGAATACCGGAAGATAACAGATTACTGGATTAAGCGACTTGCGAAGTGTAAAGGCCACAATAGTCATGATAAAACAGGCTTTTGGTGCAAGAAAGCAAACTGCATCTCGTGTGTTACTCGCGGTGATGGATTCCATCAAGAGGAATATACTCACGTCCGCTTCCGCTACGGCTACACTAAGCGCACCATGCTATTTAAACTCAATAGCATCTCTATCGGCAAAGGTAATCCCGCCTGGGGAGCACCAAATCACGAAGTCTTTATTTTAAAATTGGGCGAAAAAATAAAATAAGGCCTACTACTATTCTAAAAATCAATCAAAAATAAAAAATGGAACAGAACAATCTTTATCAAATCACAGTAAACAGAAGGCAACTCGAATTAATAGCGAGATGCTTGGAAGATATCAGTCGGTTTGCTGCCGGTCAACCGGAGTTACGAAATTAACTCCGGTGGGTGTTGCTATCTTGCTTACAGGATTGCTTACTGGCTTGAAAGGTATGGAATTGATTATTACTTTATCATACAGGATGATAAGCCTATTATTGATAATACTGGCAAACACTATTGTTTGCAAATAATTCCAGATAAGTACATAAATAAGTTGAATGAATACGCTCATATTAAGAGCATAAAGAGGACTTCATCTGAAATATTAGAATATTACAATAAGTCTAACTGGAGTGAAAAATACGATATTTCTAACAATCGTATCGTAGATAAATACATTGATGGTGTATTCAACATACAATAAGGTCTGAACGTTTTGCTCACCTCATTTATAAGGCGAGCAAATGCAGGCGGCTTAATAATTAACATCTAAAAAATCATGAAACTTACAAAAGAAGAAAATCAAGTAGTTTGCAAATTCTTAGAGAACATTGTAAACGAAGGTGGGGAGTATCTATTGAAACTAACTCAATTCATGATACTAAGGTGGTCGCAAGAGGCCATAAACATAAATGCCGGTGAAATGAGTATTAGCCAGACCATTGATCACAAAGGTGAGCAATACAATACTCGTATGGCTATTCAGTACTCGAAAGTTGGTGAAAAATCGCTGGAGGAACGGGCCTATGAAATAGCCGATCGGATGATCTCTTCCGGATCCGGAGACTGCGATCTGCGGGAAGAATTGAAGAAAGCCATATTAGCCGGATATAATTTGCATAGTGAAGATTTTGACGACGATTAGGCTCAATTCACGAAATACATGAACCTTTTTCGTGACCCCACGAAATAGAACGGCAAGGCCGAGCAGCTACAACTACCCGGCCTTTGTAAACTCTTTTGCTTTTCAGACTATAAAACATAAAACTAAAAAACCATCATGAACATTAATTACTGCGGCTACGTTCAAGCGATAGCCGACTACAAAAAAGAACATATCAACCCTCTGCCCGGAGTAACAAAGGAACATACCTTACAATACTCCGGGTTATTTATTAATGACCAGGTGTATAACCATATCCTGATGCTAAAAGAAGAACTTAAAACAGCAGGATTATTCAGATTCTCCGCTAAACGGGATTTCCAAAAGGCGGAGTATGAAATAGCAAAGTACAACTTGGATATGCGTTCACACGTCAATGTCTATCCTGAAATATTTGCTTCTGTCTTGCAGGATATGGAAGACTGTTTCATGAAAGACATAGACATTCTAAAATACTCAATCAGCCAGATCATGCTTGATCATAATATTTCTGGAGTCGATAACAGAATTGCCAGCCTTTCAATGCTAATCAATATCTTTTGCCAAAGTAGCAGGGTATTGGTTAAGTTCTACCGGGAAGATGCTTATGAGATATTTGGAATACACTCGGATAAAATGGACTATCTTCTATTACCTGTTACAGAAAGATACACAGCAGAACTGGCAGCTTCCATATCGGGTAAAAGTGAGACTTCAGATAACTCCCAAAGAGCAACAGAGGCTTTCAATGTATTCGTTACAAAGTTGATCGATCCGGAAAGATTCGGGAAAATAGCAGAAAAATATAATCAAATAGCATAATCATGAGCGTAAATAAAGTAATCCTTCTCGGTCATACCGGCAAAGATCCTGAAGTGAAAGAAGTAGCCGGAACAAAGGTTGCTAACATTTCACTTGCCACTACAGAGAAAGGTTACACCCTTCAAAACGGCACCCAGGTTCCAGATCGCACGGAATGGCATAGCCTTGTCTTTTGGAAAGGACTTGCCGAGGTCGTGGAGAAGTTTGTCAAGAAAGGATCTCAAATCTATATTGAGGGAAAGATCAAGACCCGGCAGTATGAGGATAAGACAGGATCGAAGCGGTATGTGACAGAAATATTTGTTGATAAGCTGGAGCTATTAGGAAGTAGACCTGCCCAGCAAGAAGCCAGTCCACAGCCGGAACCCTATCAACCTGAGCCGCCAAAAGATGATCTACCATTCTAAAACACGAGAGGCAACGCCCCGAACCACCAGTAACGTTACCTCTTAACACGATTTTGAATAGTGCAAATATACTATTTACTTTAAAATAATCGTGCCATGTTTTCAGAAATAGCAGAAATAAAATCTATCAGGGAACAGAAATCCAAGTTGTCAGAAAGAGAGAAAGAACTAACAGAGCCTACATTGACCGACCTTGATATGATAGGGACGTTATATACGTGGTTCCAGGAGATCATATCTCAAAAGGAAACGTTTAGGGTAGGGAATGTTACCCAAAGAAAGAAATTCATCTTTATCATCCTGTTTTTGTACTCTCCAAGCACTCTCGCCGGCGGGAAGATGAAGAACGGCCTTCGGAATAAATTAGCGGAGGTCTTAGGCGTTAGCGCGCAGACGGCCATATCAGATAACCGTAATAATCTGGTATTCTCTTATCAGTTGTATAAGTATTTCCGTCAGGATGTGGATTGGATATATGGGGAGATGATGAAAAGGGTAAAGCCGGGGGATTAGGCCGGCTTATCTTCAATGTCTAATCGAGGAAGAAATAAGGATAAAAAATTGTTAATATTATCTTCTAATACTATGACAGCGTTTTTATATTGAATTGTATATATTGATCCTTCATTTTCTAATTGGTATAGTCCAAATAGAATTTCATATTGTTCTATAATTAATTGTGCATATTTAATATGTCCATATCGGTGTCTATAAGATTTTAAAAATTCACCTAATTCAGCTACCCCTTTAATATAAAATTTATCAGAAGGATCTATTTTTAGATTTTCATGTTCAATGGATTTGATACAAATAAGTAGTAATTCAATTAATCGTTCATCAATCTTATTACATAGACTTATCATATATCTGGCTTGTTCAAATTCTATTTGAAGTCCAATTTTATGAATTTCTAATGATTTATTATAGCTTTCCTTAACGGACTCTATTTTTTGAGTAATATCTTCGATATCTTCTTTAGTTGCAAGATTTTTTCCTTTTTCTTCAACATAGGATTTCTTTTTAGCAATGTAAAATAGGAAAAAGAAATTTGTAAGTGAAACTGCTATTGTTATGATTGATAGAAATAGTGTTGTGTCCATAGTATCTGATTTTAAATTATACGAATATCAGTAATTGAATTATGAAAATTATAGTCACGAAGATAGTAAATATGATTGTTGACAGCGAACGATTAGTTGTTTTATTAATCTCTTTGCCGTATTTTTCAATCTCTCCAGGTGTTTTACTCATAATAGCACTTTCAAATCTACTTTTTTCCATCATTTCATAATCAACATAGATTAAAATCAACATATTGAAGATTGGTAAAAGCATCCACCATGGACTTGTTTTTGTTTGCGGAGCGGCAATTAAGATAAAGTATCCTGCTATTAGCATATTGTTGAATGAGAAAAGTTTATCGTGGATTCGATCAAAATACCTGAGTACATCACGTAAACCGATCTCTTCTTGTTGTTTCATATGTTGAATGATTTCATCTGACTCATTTAACATTTGATCTAATTCTTCATCTTTCATTTATTATTTATCTTTTATGAGGTTTGATATAGATAGAAGGAAGTTGGAGTTAGTCCGGCTTCAAAATTCCCTGTTCCAAAGAGGAAGTTTTCCTTTTTTTAGATAATATTCTTGGATTAAGCAGGCTTCAACATAAAGTGGCAGATCTATGAATTGTGTGTCTTTTGTTTGAAACCACTGAATTACAAGTTTATGTATATCTCCAACAATACTTTCTTCAAAATATTGTTGGCGTTTTTTTCCATTTTGTTTGTTATTGATCCTTTCCCTTAATGCTTGCTTAGGAAAAGAGCCATTTTGCTTTATTTTACCTGAAGCTCCAATATATAAAATATTTTCAAATGTAGTTTTGTTTTTAAAAATGATATACACTCCATGTTCATTAGGGACTTTATTGGATTTCTCGTTTAGCTTATCTCCCTTATTATAATCAAATTCACCATGTGAGTATTTTTCCAAAATAGAGAATAATATTTTCATACTTCTATTCCTCCATCTTAAACCTCGTTCCACACTTCGGGCAGGTGATCGTGTTGGGATCGGCCAGGGTGTGCTCAAAAAGTTCGCCTGTGCTTACTCCTAAAACTTCAGCCACTTTATCTAATGTTTCAAGAGTCGGATTTCCATTTAGCATTTTAGATAAGTTGCCTTGTGCAATCCCCATTTTCTCTGCAAGTTCGGTTAGAGTAGTACCTTTCTCTTTGCAAACCTCTTTTATCCTTAAAGCCATATACTATAATATTTAGATGTTTCTTATGCAAAAATAGCCATATATATAATGTATGGATATATGAGACTTGAAAAAATATACTGTATTATATTTTATTAACCTTAAACATATACTATAATATATGCTTATAGTATATATTTGCAGTATAAAAAATATAATAAAGTATATACAGCTATGACAAACATCGACAACATGAACAACGAACTGGCAGCGTTAGCCGTCATGAGTGAGGCAGAAGCCTGTAAGCTCTACAATGTAGACTACAAAGACGAGGCTATCCAGTACATAGTTGACTATTGGACTTGCATAGCTTGAAAACAAAGTAATAACAATTAGAACATATACAATCATGAAGACAACAACAGCGACAATCAGACAGAGAATAATTGCAGACGCTATATTAACAATGTTCGTCAAAGGTGAGATTAACACACAGAGCGATGTTGATGCTGTTATGAATAAGATTCAAAAGAATCTGAATATGTCAGTAGAACAAGCTGGTGAGTTCTTTAGAAATGCAATAGGTACTAACAATTGAAAGATATACGATCATGGCAACAAAGAAAGTACTTGAAGAAAATCTATCAAAGGTAGCAGGCATTAGTGTTGAAATTACATTCGCTCGTATCAACATGGTAACAATAGCATGGGACAGCAAAGATGATAGCGCATTCAAGCGCTTACAAACATATTTTAATGGCAAGTTGTTTGGCTATGAATATGATGAAGAATGCGATATGTCTGTTTGTTGTTTGAATATATAAGTTTAACCAGCATGGCGAAAGCCCTGCACAACATTTAAAGATATGACATTCAAAGAGTTCAAAGATATATGCAAAGCATTTTATGACGCTAACAAAGTTGCGCAAGGTTATGAGATGTATGACATATCAGAGTTTTCTGATACCTGCTTTCACTTTGAAGTATATCAGCGTGGCGAATGGACGTTAATGCTTGATTATTCAATGATTGAAGCAAACAAGGATCATACCTGTATGCTTTATGAGAATTTTGAAAACGGCGATCCTCAAAGGGTGTACGGCTACTATTCAAGGGTAGGTGATGCTTTGAATAGTATGTTGAAGGGTTCTTCTTTGAACGATCGAAAGCCAATTGAATTATATTATTAATCCGGTAGCCTTCGGGCTACCACAATATACACAATCATGAAGACAATGATTTTTTACGTAGATGGCGAAGAAATGGTGCAAGTTCAGTTTGATGCTTCTAAAATAGAACGCTTATTGACTATTATGAATAGGTTGTGCCGGTACGCTGCACACTTTGGGTATAATGTTCAAATTGCAATTAAAGATTGATTATGAATAGTGTAATTCTTGAATATAAAGCCAAAGGCGCAAAAACTTCTGAAGAATTGTTCGGTATAGACCAACAACCCGAAGAGAATTGCCCGTATATAGACAAATGTATATCCGATATATCTATTGCGTACAAAGATGTTAAAGCAGAATTAAGGCAAGCAGAAGATAATGAACTTGCAAGTTCGCTCGAATGGGGCATTGATGGTATGCACGAATCGGTAGACTATTTAGAAGAACTTCGCTCTCGTACCAACAATTTACGCCAATGGGGGCAACAGTGGAAAGATTTAGCGAAAGAGATGTTTGAGCTTTTGTCAAAAGAGCAGCAAGAAATGTTTGTTAGTGATAAATTTTTAGAAGAATGATTATGGCTAAAGCAGGTAAACGATATTTTGTTTAGGTTAACAGACTACCGTACTGAAAGTGGCGAATTGTTCGCTTGTTGTGCACCTACCTTAGAGGCGTGCAGAGAAAAACGGGATAAATGGCTTAGTTTACGACAATAGCCCTATTGTCATAAATAACGATTGAAGATATTTCTGTATCTTTGGTTATGGTAGTACCTTAGTGGTGCTATCGCGGGGTAGAGCAGTGGTTAGCTTGTCGCTTTGACTTGGCGAAGGTCCGGGGTTCGAATCCCTGTCCCGCAACTGATTATTTAATAATAAATAGACACGATTATGAATGTATTGACACTTTCGATTAAACAGAAGTTTTTCGATGAAATTTTAGCCGGTAAGAAAACACAAGAGTTCAGAGAGATCCGACCTAACACTTCTCAAAAGTATATCCGGTATAAAGTCGGCGACAAAGAATACAAGCACTTTGAAGAAGTGCCAGAAGATCAAGAACCCGAAGTTGTACCGGTTGAATACGACGCGATCAAGTTCCTTACAGGCGAATATAAGGGCATACGCCCGTTTGCTATTGTCGAGGTGAAAGGCGCAAACGTCGAAATCCTCACAGACGAAGATGGCAACGAAATCCCCTATGAAGTCGATGGTGTTGAGTACGTGTTGGCCCAAGTTGTTTATGACTTGGGTAAAGTATTAGAGAAGTCCAATGTTTAACCATTAATAATTTTGCTGAGTCGGTAGAAGAACTAACAGAACAGGTTTTGCGACCTCTAATTATAGAGGCGGCCGTAGGGGTTTGACGGTACCAGGAACAAACAGAGTTTCTCAGGGTGGTAGATTTATTACCAGAAATCAGCAGTACAGAAATGTGCGTGCTGGCTTAGGTATGAGTTCGGGATGACCTTGCTTGAGAGAACATATAGGACGATAGACCTCGTTAGAGTAAAATCTAATGAGGCTATCGTTTTTTGTTCTCTGGGTAAAGATAGCCTTGTGTTGCTGGATCTGATCTATCCTAAATTTGATCGAGTTGTATGTGTATTCATGTACTTTGTTGAAGGATTAGAGCATATTGAAAGATATATCAAGTGGGTAAAAGCCAAATACCCGAAAGTTGAATTTATCCAGGTGCCACATTGGAATCTTACTTATATTCTCCGATCCGGTATGTATTGCGTACCCAATCCGAAGATAAAACTCTTAAAACTGGCGGATGTTGATTTAGCTATGCGGTTAAAATTCGGTATCGATTATGTATTCTTTGGCATGAAGAAGGCTGATAGTATGAACCGCCGGTTAATGTTGAATACCTATCCGGATTATGAGAACGCAGGGAAGGTTTATCCTTTGGCCGATTGGACGCAAAGGGATGTACTTACTTACATGAGACAGAAAGTACTTCCTGAGCCGGTCCGGTATTCAAATAAGGCATCTGGCGGTATCGGGTTCAATCTTTATTGTTTCTTGTGGCTTCGCAAGAATTATCCGAGTGATTTGAGGAAGATTATCAAAGCTTTTCCAATGAGTGAAAGAATTTTATTTGAATACGATAATGGAACTAAGTAAATACATAAAGAGTGAATCGGTAGAACTTAACCGTTCTGCCATTCACTTCGCCGATTATAATCCAAGAAAGCTGTCCGAGGAATCACGCAAGACGTTAAAGCGTGGTATTAAGAAGTTTGGTTTAGTCGGTGGAATTGTCGTGAACAAGCGTACGGGACTGACCGTTGTCAGCGGGCATCAGCGTTTATCCGTCATGGATGATTTACAGAAGTACCCGGATAATGACTATCGCATTCGTGTTGATGTCATAGATGTGGACGAAAAGCAGGAGAAGGAACTAAATATTTTAATGAACAATCCAAATGCGCAAGGTACATGGGATTTCGATGCCCTTGCACAGCTTGTTCCCGATATTGATTGGAAGGATGCCGGGTTAACCGATGCAGACTTGAACATGATTGGCGTTGATTATCTATTGCAGACCGAAGCGGAAAACTCTATTGCAGATGCCCTGTCCGATATGATGTCACCTGTGACCGAACAGAAAGAAGCCGAGAAAGTCGCCAAGCAATTAGAGCGTGCAGAGAAGGTTGCCCACATGAAAGAAGTCAAGCAACAAGTTAAGGAGAACGCACAGAAGACAGCCGAGGATATGGATGCCTATGTGATGTTGTCTTTTGATACCTATGAAGCGAAAGCTGCTTTCATGGCAAGATTTGGGTATGATCCGGATATGAAGTTTATAAAAGGAGAGGTGTTCTCTGATCAAGTAGAAAGAGTAGATTAATATGAGTGGTAGTGAATCTCAAAATACAAAAAGCCGTGCAGGAAGAAAGCCTAAGTTTGATTACACAAGCGAGGACTTTCTTTCTCTCGTAGAGTCGTATGCCAAAAAGGGATTCACTGACAAGGAGATTGCTTATGCTATTGGATTGTCACCGCAAAAGTTTAGTGAGAAGAAGAGCGCATACAGTGAATTAAGTGATGTCCTTTCACGCGCGCGTTGTGCGATAAACTCTCTTGTTCGGGCTAAGTTTCTTGCTATGGCTTTGGGTGGGGTAAAAACAAAGAATACTACTATTCGAAAGCTGCGGGATAAGGACGGCAATCTGACAGGTGAAGAAGAGGTTCAAACTGTAGAAGGTGAACTGGCTCCCAATTTGAGCGCTCAAATGACATGGCTCTATCATTACGATGAAGATTGGAGAAAGGTTGAGCGTAAGCAGGATGAAGATGCCGATATTCCCACCGATATAAACCACGGCATTAGTATTGATTCATGGATTAAAGACAAGCTAAAATGATAGTACCCCAGGCGATATATCACCCATTGTACACTGATACGGATAAGTTCATTATCCTTATCACTGGCGGGCGTGGCTCCGGAAAGTCGTTCAATGTATCAGCTTTCGTTGAACGACTGACCTTTGAAATGACAGAAGCCGAAAAGATGGTACATCAGATCCTTTATACCCGTTATACGATGGTCTCCGCTAATATGTCCATTATCCCAGAGATGATGGAAAAGATAGAATTAGATGGGACAACAAAGTATTTCAAGACGACCAAGACGGATATAGTCAATAAAATGACTAAAAGTCGTATTATGTTTCGGGGTATAAAAACATCCTCCGGTAATCAGACAGCAAAACTAAAGTCTATCCATGCTTTGACAACTTTTGTCTGTGACGAGGCCGAGGAATGGACAGATGAGAATAGCTTTGACAAGATTATGCTCTCCATTCGGCAGATAGGAATCCAGAACCGGATTATGATCATAATGAATCCAACTGATTCCAACCACTTCATCTATAAAAAGTACATCGAGAAAACGCATAAGCTGGTAGAGATTGACGGCGTACAGGTTCAAATCTCCACTCATCCGAATGTGCTTCATATTCATACGACCTACTTTGATAACTTGGAGAATCTTTCTCCTGAGTTTTTGAAAGAGGTCGAGGATATGAAAAAGAACAATCCCGAAAAGTACGCTCATGTCGTTATCGGTAGGTGGGCCGATGTTGCGGAAGGTGCTGTATTTAAGAAGTGGGGTATTGTTAAAGAGTTTCCGCAGTGGTGTAAGAAAGTTGCTCTTGCGTCTGACTGGGGCTATACTAATGACCCGTCAACTGGCATTCGGTGCGGTATTGTTGATAACCGATTGTATGTAGATGAGCTATTCTATGAAACAGGAATGTTAACCAACGCTATCGCTGAAAAACTAAAACCGTGGGGCTTGAAAGTTTATGGTGATAGTGCAGACCCTCGTTTGATACAAGAAATCAAGAATAGGGGAGTGAATATCTATCCAGTAGATAAGTTTCCTGGTTCAATCAAGGCTGGCATTGACAAGATACATGAAATGGAACTATTCGTTACAGAACGTTCTTATCACATCATTGAAGAGCTTCGCAAATATGTCTGGGATAAAGACAAGGACGGGCATTATATCAATGAACCGGTAGACGCTTGGAATCATTGCATCGATCCAATCAGGTACTATATCTTGGGCCACATCCTCGGACGAATTTTGAAGCCGAAAGATAATTCAGGAGTATTTGCACATTAAAATATAATCAAATGAAAACGATAGACGAAATTTTAGCACTCGAAGATATAGACCGTAAAATCTACTATCTGAAGAAAGGTCGGAAAACTCAACTTCCGGATCGGGAAAAGCTCTATGCTGATTGGGACCCAAATGGACATGAGATCATCGTGGATAAAGAGAAATATCCACAGATAGAAATAACGATTGAACAGGAGAAAGAGGTCTTTGACGAAAAAACAGGCAAGACTACTGTCATACCGAAAAAAACGAAGAAGGTAGATCCTAACCGGATCGCTCTGCCTTTGGAACAGGATATCGTAAATATACAAACGGCTTTCACTGTCGGTACCGAGCCAAAGATGGACTGTACCCCGGCTGAATCGGAGGAAGGCATCTTTGAAGCCCTGAAACAAGTCTTGAAGAAGAATAAGATCAAGTATCAGAACCGGAAGATTGTTCGTTCTTGGCTTTCAGAACAGGAAGTTGCAGAATACTGGTATGTCACTAAAGATGATGGCTTTTGGGCTAAACTAAAGGCGAAAGTGGCTAATCTATTTGGTACGTCCATGCCACAATACAAACTTCGTAGTGTTCTTTGGTCTCCGTTCCGGGGTGATAAACTTTATCCGTTCTTTGATGATTCAGGTTATATGGTTGCTTTCTCGCGTGAGTACAAGAAGAAAGACCTGGACGACCACGAAATCACCTGCTTTATGACTGTGACGAAAGATGTAGTTTATCAGTGGGAGTTAGACAACGGTTGGGAGATGGTTTCCGCTTTCAAGCATGGCTTTAAGAAACTGCCTGTAATATACAGCTATCGTTCAGAGGCATATTGTAATAAGATTCGTACCATTCGTGTACGTTTGGAAAAACTTCTTTCCAGCTATGCTGATTGTATCGACTATCATTTCTTCCCTATCCTAATGCTTTTTGGGGAGATCGAGAAATTTGCAGGTGAATTGAGGAATAGGATAGTTCAACTTACAGGGCAGGGTGCAAACGCTTCATATCTGACATGGAACCAGGTACCAGATACGGTTAAATTTGAGGCCGAAGGATTGACAGAAAAGGCTTATGCGCTTACTAATACACCGCGTATCTCCTTTGAGAATCTAAAAGGGACAGGCAATGCTTTGTCCGGTGAAGCCTTCCGGTATGTCTTTATGGGGGCACATATGGCAGTAGAAAATCACTCCGAGGAAATTGGTAGCTTCATGCAACGAAGGGTAAACTTCCTTGTCTCTGCATTAGGCTCTATCAATACCAATTTTGAGAAAGCATCAGAAACGATTGATGTTGATGTAGAAATTGTTCCGTATATGATTGATAATGTCTCGGATAAAGTATCTACTGCTGTTTCCGCTGTAAATGGTGGAATATGGTCGCGCCGGGAAGGTATCTTGTTTGCCGGGAACATGGATCGCATAGATGAAGAGCTGAAGGAGATTGAAGAAGAGCAAGCTGCAAAGATGAAAATCGAAAAAACAGAACAAAAAGAGGTGGCTTAGTTAGAAAAATTACGAGGTTTATAAATTTGGATGTTTAAAAATAGAACACTTTAATCATTTTTTAGTCATGGGAAAGAAGAAGCCTAAGAAGAAAGGCGGCAAAGGCTGCTGATCGGGATAGCGGTTGCTCCGGTGGGGTAGCCGCTATTTTTATGAAAACTATTGGCTTCACGTCTTTTTTATGCTTTTTACTTCCCTTTTTACGACAATTATCATATTGTCGTGTATCACACCTTCCAAAATTTTCCACTCATATATTACCTATCTACTTTTATACCAAAGATTTTAAACGAAAATTCATACGGTATGAAAGAAAAGATTTTAGCATTACTCAAAACCAAATTCCCTGGGGTTGATGAAGCTACTTTAATCCGGATCGCTGAAAAGAAAGCGACCGGTGTTACGGACGAAAGCCAATTACAGACAATCGCGGATGGAGTAGGCTTCCAGGACGTGTTAAATTCCTATGGTGATTTCCGGGCTAATGGTGCAGGTGCTTCCGCAGTAGCTAACTACGAGAAGAAACATGGCTTGAAGGACGGTAAACCAATCGAGACTACCACTACAACTACCACGCAACAGCAGACTGCTACGGAACAGCAGCCAGACATGGCAAAGATTATCGCTGACGCGGTGGCTAATGCCGTCAAGCCTCTTTCCGACAAACTTACCCAGTTTGAGACAGAGAAAGCGCAGGCTACCCGTCAGGAGCAGATTTTGGCTAAGGCAAAGGAGTACGGTATTCCCGAATCACAAGCAAAGCGTTATGCTGTTCCCGAAGATGCAGACTTGGATGCTTATTTCAAGGATGCTAAACAGGAACTTGTAGACGCAGGATTTGCAGGCGTGAAAACTCCTGAAACCGGCGGTGATACTAAGACAGAAACCGAAGCTATCGCCAGCATGATTTCAGAGGGCACAAAAGAAATTGTTGAATCTAAAAAGTAAATTAAATGGCAGCAGGTACACATTATGACTTGACTCCGCAGTATGAACCGCAGGAGTTTTACCGTGTCGAATCTGGCGTGAGAAAGTCCGGCCCGTATAAGTTGGATATTACCAACCTTGTGGTAGGTTCTTTCTTACCTGTGTTCACTCCGGTTCAAGTCGATTTGGTGAAGCATACGCTGGTTCCCGTTCGTAATGTAAAAGTTGTAGAAGCTTATACAACCGGGGCTGATGCTCTATCCATCAAGATTGCGAAGAAATCGCTGGCTTATGCCGGCATGTTTATTGGAAGCGGCAAGAAAGGTGCGGAAGTGACGGCTATTGATAAGTCAAACAAAGATTACGATGTTTTGACCATCAAAGCGGCTTTTGGTGAGGATATCGCTAAAGATGCGATTCTGTTTGAGGCAACCGCAGTGGGAGGTACAGTAAAGAAGAATACAGCGAACTTCGTTCTTTATGATGCGAAGAAAGTTGAAAGCGATGGCGCTGTTCTTTGCACTCTTTTGATGCAGGCGTATGAGGTGAAGGAAAGTAAGTTGATTCTACCGATCCATGAGCTGGATAAGGTTGGATTGACTTGTCGTTTCCAGTTTGATTATTAATCCTAAAAAGTTTAGATATGAATTTGACCATACAAACTTTATTTACAGACCCCAACATCGTTAAGGCGGTGATTGATCGTGTGCTTCAACTGAGATTGGATACAATCTACTGGAAGCAGTACGGCGATTTCTTGGAAACCAAGCAACGTGTTTTCAAGACTTACTTGGGTACGGTTACAGGCGTTGTTGCCGGTTCTATCCTTGGAAAGAACGACCAGAAGCCCATTCGTGAAAGACGTAACCTTGGAAGCGGTTACACCGAGATTGCTTACTTGGGCGACCGCTATCAGATGGATATTGAACGTCTGTCGCAGTTGCAGGATATCATTGATAAGTTTAATGCTGCTAACACTGCTGATCAGCGTACGATCTTGCAGGAGATCATCGACTTCATCGTTGATGATTACCGTCAGGTTTTGCTTGCTCCGCATAAGCGGATGGATATCGTTGTTCCTGAATTGCTGATGACTGGTAAAGCTCAAGTTCACTTGGCTGACAACAAAGAAAATATTGAGTTGCTCGATATTGAGTTGCCATTCAATTTCATTACTCCGGATGCTTCCGTCAAGAGCAAATTTATCTCTTATATGCAGCAGACGCTCGAAGAACTGAAATCCAAGTATGGTGTATTCTCTAAGATGATCATGTCCCGTGGTACATTCAACAAGAACATTGTTGGTTGTGCTGAATTTGGCGAGACTTTCAAGATGATTCTTGGTAACAATCAGTTCTATGTCAGTGGTGGTTTGATTACCTCACAGATGGCATCCAGCGTGTTTACAGGTATCGGTCTTCCTCCGATCGAAATCAAAGAGGACTATGTAGAGAATCAGGCTGGCGAGAACGTGAAGATTTACGCTGATAACCGTATCACCCTGTTGCAGTCTGACAAAGTGATGAAGATGCGTCACCACAAGCCGTATGTAATGACAGACCCGGTGCCGGGACGTTCTTACAATACAGCGGAAGGTCAGATGTCTGTATGTAATTATCGTGACGAAGAGGGTAGATACATGGAGTACACCGCAGAATGGATTCCTGAGTTTACTACTCCGAACAAGATTGTAAACTTCGATCTTTCTACGATGAGCGCATGACGGTAAACGACTACATACAGCAGAAGTTCCAGACCTTCGGCATTAACTTGTCGGAGGCTGACCTTTTGGATATGTGTCTTACCTCTAAGATAAGCGGAGAGGATGAGATGAATGAGGATTGCTACGGCCGTGTCTCTGTGGCGATGGCGAAGTTCATCCCCTCTCTTTTACTTCGGGCTACATCTATTGGGGAAAGTGGTTTCTCAATGTCTTGGGACATTAAAGGGATTAAGGACTACTATTCTTTCTTGTGTAAGAAGTACGGGCTGAAAGACGAACTAAATACCGATAAACCCAAAGTCAAGTTCTTATGATATTCGCTCCACATAGATTAATGGTCAAGGTCGTGTCCGGTCCGTCATTTGACGAGGATATGAACCCGATCCCCCCGAAAGAGGATTGGAAAGACTTCGGTCCATGCCGGTGTGATGATAATGGCGTGATGAAGCAAATCTCCGTAAACGGGGTAATGTACGACTATAATTATCATGTAGTCTATGAGGGTGAGAAGCTAAACGCTGGTACCGAGGTGAGAATCCTGGACGGGGAAAGCGTGAGAGCTGAAGGAAAGGTTATCAAGTCCGGTAAGTCTAACTATTTCAAATATGCGGAAATATGGCTGTAGATTTTGACTTCTCAGATGTTGATGCGGCCTTTGATGAGTTCTATGAAGGGGTCAAAGAAGCGATGATTGAAGTAGGAGAGGAGGCCGTTCAGTATGCTAAGGATAAAGGAGACTATCAGGATATCACCGGTACTCTTCGTAAGTCTAACGAGTATGAAGTAGATGAAACGGGATTGACGCTGAAGAATGAGACGGAATACGCCTCTTATGTGGAAGCTAAAGGATTTGAAGTATTGAGTGGTGCCGCTTTGGAAGCGGAGAGACTTTTAAAAGAGAAATTTGAAAAATGATAACAGTAACAAAAGAAGATGTGCTTGCTAATATGCAAGATGTGATTGTAAGAACTGTAATGGAGTTCGATAAGCCGTGTACATACGTGACAGTTCGCATGAAGAATGGATTTACTTTACGGGAATCTACAACTTGTGTTGACCCTGCTAATTACAGTGAGGAAATCGGGAAAGAGATTTGTTTGCGAAAGATAGAGGATAAGGTTTGGTTCTTGCTTGGATATGCCTTACAAGACAAGCACCCTATCAATCAAACATTCAAAGACCGTCTGATTAATGAACAGCAGGACTTAGCTGAAAAGTTAAGTAAGTTGTGTGCTTTTGTTGATACTCCCAAATTTGAAGAAGTTGTTAAAGACGAACATCAACGTGATTTACTTCTGCAACAGCGTGAACACATGGGCGAGTATCTGAATATACTCAATCAACGTATCGAAGTATTGAAATGATAGTAACAGGTGACATAGAAACTATTCTGGTTCGGGACTTGAAGCCGTTCTGTATCCCTACTTACAAGAAGGATGCGATACCGGAAGGGGAAGTTATTGAAGAGAGGATAACCGTTATCCCGAAAGAACCCAAACCGGGAACTTACTGGATTAAAGGTTTCGTTGAAGTTAATTTCTGTGTGCCTGATATTAACGGAATGGCTGACAAAAAGAGACTGACTGAATTAGAGCGGCAATCGTCCGGTTTACGTTCTGTTTCCTCTTTTGACGGTTCTACCTATCGTTACAAGGTCTATTCTACCCATCAAGAGAAAGATGCACCGTTAAAATGTCATTTTGTGAATGTGAAAATAATGTTTGAAGTTTTAAATGTGAGATAATTATGGCAGAGAATAAAAAAGTCGTTGTTGTTAACCTTCAGAAGCTGGAGGTTGCGCCAATCGGGGCTGATGGTTCCGAAGGTACAGAATTTGAAGAAGTACCCGTAGTTCACGAGGACACTTTTACCTATGAGGATGAAGATCCTACGGTCACGGATTACAAAGATGTAGCTGGAAATACCTATTATTCTTCTAAGAAGCCGGGTGCGGTTAAGATCAACGCCTCTATTGGTATGTATGATCTTGAAACTAAGGCTAAGTTCCAGGGAGGTAAATTTACAGCTGGTGAGGGTGGTAAGCCGGGTACATGGGAACGTGCTGACCATGTAGAGAGTAAAGAATTTACCGCTCGTGGCACAACGGAGGACGGTGTGAGAATCATTTTTCCACGTGCAGGTGTTACTGCTTCGGGTAAGGCAAATGAAAAGGCAATTGGTTTGGCTCTTGTCTTTACGGCGTTGAAACCTACTAAAGCAGGTGTTCCTATCGAACGTTGGGAAGACGGAGAAGATACCACTCCGCAGGGATAAGTTAATAACGAGGGTGAGCAATCACCCTCTAATTTTATAAGCCATGAATGAAGCTACAAAAAATGTATCAGAATTGCTTTCTGGAACCTACGGAAAGACAATCATTGTCGGAGGAAGGGTCTATGTAATCAAAGCCCCGGCTATCAAAGTGATAATGAGAGCTACCCGGCATTTGAGTAAGGTTGATTTTCCAGAGAATGGAACTATGCAGGAGCTAATAAAGATAGTTTCCGCAAATTTGGATAATATCATCAAGGGGCTTTCTTTCCTGGTTGCTGGTGATGTCCCAGACTTTCAAGAAAAAGCTGAAAGTCTCGAAAGACAGATGCTTTCAGGTTCTAAAGAAGAATTATTGCAAGCGTATTTTATTGCTTTTGAGTTAATAACCGGACGTGATTTTTTCGTAGTCTGCCAGTTGGCGATGGAGCTGGCGAATCTGACAGTAAAACAGAAATTGTAGGAGGCAATACCATCGCCGGAAGTATCGCATCATTCATGGAAAACTTACATCTTTCCTATAGGGATGTGTATGAGGAACTTCCTTATCTTCTTTTACTTTTAATGAGTGCAGATAAACCGAGAGCTGTCTATGAGGGAACAGAGAAAAAAGAAGTAATAAAAATGTCGGGGAAGGATCTTATGAGACAGAAAAGAGGCGGGTAGTTAATCCGCCTCTTTTATTTTACGACAACAGTTCAATTGTCATATATCCTTTAGTATAAAATTCTCTCGCTTCATTTGTCTAATGTACTTTTATCCAAAACAATATATATGGCAGGATTAGTATTTCACATACAGGCTGAATATGATGCTTTGATTCGTGCACGTGAAGAAATGGCAAGGGTTAGGAAAGAGATCGAGAAATTAGATGCGACCTCTTCTCCTGAATTGATACGCTCTTTAGAGAAAGATTTAGCAAAAAGCACCAAGGAGTTTGATAGATTGGCAATGGCAACAGCTAAGAGTAGCGCTGAATTGGATTTAAATTTCAAAAAGAAGATTTTTAATGCCTCTCAAGCTGTCAATAAGTTTACAGAGGATATCATTCAGCAAAAAAATGTTGTCAAGGATGTTGAGGCTGATGTAAGGAAATTGGGAGAAGCATATAGAATAGCCGCTAAAAAGACACCGATGTCAGCAGCGGGAAAACTATCTGAATACAATGCGGCTAAACGTGTGTTAGATGGAGAAAGAGCAGCCTTGTTTGAACTAACTCAAGAACAAGCTAAAGCTCGTCTAACCGTGAAAGAATTGAGAGACGAGTATAGCCTTTACAAAAACGACTCTACAAAGGTTGTTTCTGCGAATGAAGATATTGCAGGCTCACTCAAACACATAATATTAACGGTTGCCGGTACTGATGCTATTAGGCGTTTTGTTTCAAATGTTATAGATGTTGCCGGCAATTTCCAGAAAATGGAAGCTGTATTAACAAATTCACTTGGTAGTGCTTCTAAGGTCAAAGAAGCTATGGATATGTTATCTGATTTTGGGGCAAAAACTCCATTTCAGGTAGATGAACTTACTGCGGCATATGTAAAATTAGTTAATCAAGGATTTATACCAACAGCAGAACAGATGCGCAAGTTGGGAGATTTGGCAAGTTCTACTGGAAAATCATTTGATCAATTGACTGAAGCAATTATTGACGCACAAGTCGGTGAAAACGAGCGTTTGAAAGAGTTTGGTATTCGAGCCTCTAAAAATGGTGATACAATAACATATATATTTAGAGAACAAGAAGCTGTCGTAAAAAATACAGCTTCTGCTATACGTGAATACATACTTTCTTTAGGTGATTTGGAAGGGGTAATTGGGGCTAACGAAAAAATATCCGCAACATTTGTTGGAAGATTATCTAATATAGAAGATGAATTAACTAATCAATTTAAAGATTTTGGTGAGAAATTTAATGCGGAATTATCGACAGGTATTGGTTGGGCAGGAGATTTGGTTGACAATCTTAACCGTATTATTCCGGTAATAGGTGGTCTTGTCGTTGCCTACGGAAGTTACAAAGCTGCGGTGTTAGCTGTAAATGCCGCTCATAAAGCAGGAGCTTTGTATGAAAGTATCCGATTAATGGCAATGTATCGGAAAGAAATGGGGATGGCTACTGCTGCACAGCAGGCCTTTAATATAGCTTCAAAAGCCAATATTTATGCTTCATTAATTTCATTATTAATCGGTCTTGGTACTGCTGTTTACATGTTTACAAAAAAGACAGAAGAGGCCAGTGATTCTCAGATACGATTATCTGAAGCTTCCAAAGATCTTTATGCTGAAATCGCCAAAGAAATACATATAATTGATAAGCTTTTTAGTGATCTCAAGAGAGCAAAAAAGGGCACAAAAGAATACGGTGATGCAAAGCAAAAGATTTTGGATAATTATGGTCATTATCTTGCCGGGTTAAATTCGGAAATTTCCACATTGAAAGATCAGGAAGGGGCCTATAATGCTGTAACGGAAGCAATCAAGCGTAATGTTACAGAGAAGATGAAAGAAAAATTCATTAATAAAGAAGTCGAAGGTTCAAGTGCAAAACAAGCCGAGGCATTAAAAGTTCTTCGAGATAAGATTTATAAAGACGTTGGTGAAGAAACAGGACAAGTTCTTTTTGAAAGTATAAAAGAAGCCTTATCAAAGAATAACCCAGATGATTATTTGAAAATTGTTAAACAATTAAAACAAGCAGGGATTAAGGAAGATGCTTTTGGGTATGGTAGGGTTATTACAAATGCGATAATTGATTTTAAGAATGCAGAAAAAGATATTAAACAAGTGTTTAAGGACGCTGAAGATTTATTTACGCTAAAAGATAATAAATCAAAGACTCCTATTTTTTCTTCTATATCTGATGAAATATCCAATACCACAAAAAAGATTGCAATACTCAAACAAGATATTTCTGATCTTCGTTCTGGTAAAATATCAGTAGAAGCCGGAAAGACTGTTCAGTCAGCCATTGAGGAAAAAACTAAAGAATTAAGGGCTGCCGAGGATTCTTTATCTACACTGACTGGAAGAGACAAATCCTCGGATAATAAAGCTGAAGATGAACGTAAAAAACAACTTGAAAAGCAAAAAGCGATATATAAAGAATTACTCGACCTTCGTTTTCAGAACCAACAGGATGAAATCAACTTAATGAAGGATGGTTCCGAAAAGAAGATCGCCCAAATAGAGCTGGACTATGACAAAGAGATAGCCGCCATTCTCGCTAAAGAGAAAGAGTGGAAGGACGCTCAAGATGGTAAGTTGACTAAAGAGCAAACGGTTGAGATACGTACGGCTTTGGTCAACTCCTACGTGAAGAAAGAGAAGTCAACCGGCTTGGTTAGCAGTGAACAACTGGCCGAGGAAAAGCGCATGATGAACGAGTACCTGAAGGAGTACGGTTCATACATGGAGAAGCGACAGGCGATAACCGAACTCTATAATGAGAAGATTTCAAAAGCTCTTACTTCGGGAGAGAAACTCTCTCTTGGTGAAGAGATGAAGAAAGAGCTGGCCGCTGTCGATGACGAGGCCCAGAAGAAAACCTCCATCATTACGACGCTATTCTCTGACATGAGTAAGCGGACGGTGGCCGATATCCGTACTATTGCCAAAGAAGCACAGGAGATGCTTGATTATGTCAATAGCGGCGAGTTCAAGACTGACTCGGACGGTAAGGGATTATTCGGTTTGACTAAGGAGCAATTCGATATCCTCTCCAAGTCCCCGGAGAAATTGCAGGCCATCAAAGACGAAATCGCCAACGTGAACCGTGAGGCTGACCAATGCGAGACTGCCTTTAACAAAATGTCCGGTGGGCTGAAAAAGGTCTTTGCTGCCGGTAACGATATCAGAAAACTAAAAGAAGGTCTTGCCGAGATTGAGGAAGGCATGAACGACGTTATGCAGGCCGGGCAGTTTCTCTCTGATACATTCTCCAAATTAGGTGATGCTTTCGGTGGTGCATTTAGTGGCATAGCTGAAGGACTGAATGTTGTAATGGACACGATGTCTTCTGCCATGAATGGTGCTAAAGCCGGGGCCATGTTCGGTCAGATCGGAGCCGCTGCCGGTGCAGCAATTGGCGTGGTTTCCTCTCTGGCGTCTGCTATTGCAAAAATCCACGACAAGAAAAATGAGAAACGTATTGAGCGGTTACAGGAACAGATTGATACATTGGATAAATCCTATGAGAAGTTGGATAAATCCATCCAGAAGGCTTATTCGAATGATGCTTCCAAACTGATCGACCAGCAAAACAAACTCCTGGAACAACAGAAAGTCCTTATTCAGCAGCAAATCCGTGAAGAGCAGGACAAGAAGAAAACGGACAAGGACAGGATTAAGGATTGGCAGGATCAGATCGATGAGATCAACCAGGCTATTGCTGATAATAAGGAGGCCGGCAAAGATGCCATCTTCGGTAGTGACATCAAGTCGGCTATTGATGATTTCGCCAATGCTTACGCTGAAGCATGGTCCGCTGGTGAAGATAAGGCAGATTCCGCAAAAGACCTTGTTCGGAAGATGATCAAGAACATGATCCAGGAATCTATCAAGGCGGCCGCCTCTGACCCCATGAAAGAGATCCGGGAGAAGTTGCTTGAGTTCTGGTCTGATAATTATATCAGTGATTGGGAACAAGACTACCTCGATCAGAAGGCACAGGAATTAGTCGATAAGTTGGACAAGCAGTTTGGTTGGGCTGATAAATACTTCAAAGAGGATCAACCAGAAGAAGAGGTGTCCGATAATTCTTTGAAAGGAGCTTACTCAAAGGCATCACAGGAAAGTATTGATCTGTTGGCCGGACAGACTGGTGCCGTCCGCGTTTTGCTTGAAGACATTCGAGGAGGTATGCAACCTATCCGTGAGCAAATGAAGCTCATATACGATATGCAGTCGAAAGGCTGGGAGGACGTTCATGCTATTCGTGACCTGTCAGACAAAGTCGAGAAGAACACCGAGCAGATTGCCGAGAACACGAGAGAGATCAAGGATGTAGCCGGAAAGATATCGGAGAACACTAAGGGAACAGTAGAAGCCCTGGAAGGAACAATTAACGTAAAAGTAAAAATGTGATGGACAAAGAATTTTTTGAAATAGCAAACCGGTTAGGTGCCTGCCGCCTCTTACATGGCACAGAGAGTAAAGAAGAGCTTATGCGCCTTCTTCTGACACCGCAGGGGACAGAGTTCTGCACAAAGAACAATTTCCCGTCCATGGAACAGTTGCGGGAGTTCCGAGGCGAGAAGGCTGAGAGCATGGGAATCTATATCGATACGGATGTAGAGCTAACTAATCCGGTGAAGGTGTTCCTGGCCGGCTCTAAGGCCGTTCTCCATTTCGATACCATCGCCCGGTACAACGTGATCCTGATGCACGGGGCGACGGCCGAGATCCATGCAAGTAATTACGCCGTGGTGTTCGTAAAGAACGCCGGTGGAGAGGTAGAAGTAATCAAAGATAACACAGCGAAGGTATTATGACAATAGACAGTAAGGACATATACACCGAATGGGGCTGTACGTTGTTGGAGGGTTCATTCGATACTCTTCTGAAGTACCCGAAGCGAAAGGCAGTTAAATATAATAATTGGGCAGAAGCCGACGGCATCGATCCGGATTTGTCTATCGTAGAGTTTGAGCCTAAGACGGTCAAGATGGAATTTCTCATGAAGGCCGATACGCTTGATATGTTCTGGTCCCGGTATCGGAAGTTTATTACTGATCTGTCTGCTCCGGGATATCGGGAATTTGATCTTATCCCAGGCATGACGAACCGATTGCGTTTTAATGCCGGTACCGCTTATGACAAGTTTGTCCCCTTTAATGCTGGGGAAAACCTGTCTGCCTTTGAACTCTCTTTTATAGAGGATAATCACTCTATTTTCCCGGCGACGCCTTCAGGGGGAATAAATCTTAGAGGAGACTATTCTATAAACGGGATAGACTTTGCAGACTTCGGAATCGGGTCGGATGACAACCAGGAAGATATTTTAAAGTATCCGGCAATCAAGACGCCGTTCACCGATGGCCGGACAACCGATCTTTCGACTATCAAGACACAGCACAAAGAAATTAAACTGTCTCTCTGGATGCTGGCCGGCAGTGTGGAAGAGTTCCTGAATAATTACCGGGCGTTCTTTACCCAACTTGCCGGGGCAGGGAATCAAGAATTATATATTAAATCACTGGACGGTATCATACAGATTTACTACTCGGATTGTCCCTCTTTCTCGGTGGAGATATGGCGAGAGGACCAGATAGCAGTAAGGTTTACAATCTCTGTCGTCGCTCCTGTCGTGAGTTGGGTAGATGCCGGTGGCGATATCCGTTACAGGGTACTTAAAGACCCTGACTTGGGGTTATTGGCAGATGAACAAGGTAGAATAATAGTTTTCAATTGATATGGAAGAATTTGAAGTAATAAGGGCTAATTTGCTTCCGGCAGCCGGAACGATAACCGATAACGATATGATCCTGATTGTGCAGGGAGGTAAGCCGAAACGCGCTTTGCCCTCTGCTATGATGGGTAAACAAGGTGATCCTGGGTTAAGTGCATTCTTAGGCGTGAACGACACATACGTCCTCTGGAAACAGGGTGCATCAGGAGCCTGGCAGACTCTTTTTGCTCTGGAAAAGATACGTGGACCGAAAGGAGAGAAACCGAAGTTCCGGAAAGTAGATGGTACTTTACAGATGAAGTATGAAGGTGAGCCGGATAGTGCTTTCGTAAACATCTTTGACCGGGAGGAACTGAAGCTGAAGTTTTCAGACTTGACCCCGGCTGAAGTAGATTTGCTGCGTTTCCACTTCTCTGATTTTACGGAAGAGAATAAAGCGGAGTTGATGAAGCCTGCTACCGATGCCGCTAAGGATGTGAGAGATAAAATGGATGCCATTATCAAGGAGGCAAAAAAAGTCAATAAAGACCTGACCGATTCAGTAAATGTACTTAAGGAAGAGTTGTCAGAAAATGCCGAAAATATTAATACGCAATTGACCACTTCTGCAGATTTGTTGATGAAGGGTTTGTTGGAGAATACGGAGAAAGTTAATACTGCACTTACTAATTCGGTTAATGAATTGAAAGAGCAAGCCAGTACCGAAATCACCAACATGCGCCAGTTAGAAGCCACCGTAGAAGAGGAAGAAGAAAAGCGTGGGAACAGCTACACGCAGTGGCAGGCTGCCGAACAGGGCCGTCAGAACGATGAACTGAAACGCAAAGAGGCTGAAGCTCTTC